TTAAGTTTCTTGGTTTAAGTAGTTTGAAGCAAGAGGTGGAACATATTGCAAGGAAGTATGACATTGCAGTCTCAACTGTGCAAGCGAGTTATACCTCAAAGATGTGTCCCATGTGTGGTTGTATTGAAGATGGTAATAGACCAAACCAAGAAACGTTTGCATGTGTTGAATGTGGACATAAAGATAATGCTGATTTCAATGCAGCAAAGAATATAAGAAACAGAGTTCTTGTAACCGTGTTGCGAGATAAGCTCTTAAAACAACTTGATAACGGTGCTTTTGAAGCTAAGAAACTTAAACGTGACAAGGTTAAGGAAGTGTTATTATCGTTTCGAAGGAGCCTACACAAGGTAGGTAGTGAATGTATTGAAAGCCATATGATGACTTCTGAATATGTTTAATTCTTCGGAGTTTTTTATTTTTGATTTATATTTATATAAAACAAAATTACGTAAATGATTAGTGAAAAAGTACTAAATAAAATTATAAAAGAGGAGTTGTCAAAAACAGAGGTTAATTCAATGATTGACCGTAAAATAGATAACTCTTTAGACTCACGTGATTTCAAAGACGCTGTAAAGAAAATAAGTGCAGCTGTTATTAGTGAATTGTTCAAAACATTATGGCAGCGAAATAGCACATGGATGGGAACTATATCAAGATGAAAATTTATATACCGCAAAATAAATTATCACTTATAAAAGAATCTATCAACGAAGAAGTTACATTTTTTGAATTTTATAGAGATATAAAGAAATTCATAAAAGACCTTCTTAGTAATCCTTTTCATGCTAATACAAGTGGTGTATTACAAAAGAAAGGTATTAGTAAAGACGAATTGAAAAGTATACTTTTAGATAGAGATATAATTAAAAAGAAAGAAAGAATTGACGAGCCATACGATGATAAGTTAGGCAAAAAGAAATCAATGTTTCATGTTATATATACAGTTCCTAAAAGAAATTTTGAAAGCAACATAAAAAGTTTATATAAATATTATTTTGGATAAATGAAAAAATTATATACTTTAACAGAAAACGATTTACATAGATTAGTAGAGAAAGTTACTAAACGAATTGTAAGCGAAATGGAAGGTGGAATAGGAGGTGGTGCTACCAGCACTATGGGTGTAGGTATGACTACTGGTAATGGTAATGGAAACGGTTATGAATATGATGCGCCAGTCAATTCAGGACAACCTATTACAAGAAACTTTTGGACTGCTGGAAATGAGGAAGATACATGTGAAAGATGCGGTAGCAAGAAAGAAAAGAAAAACACTAATTTAAAATGCAAATAAACTATAACGACTATTATTCTAATACTAATGTTATCAAAAGTATACAAGATATTGATAAGAAAGTAAAAGAAGAAGTAGCAAATGGTAATAACGAAGAAAAGTATACTCAACTTATGTTTGAACAAATGTTGAGAGGACTTTATCTAAACGAAAGCAATATAATATAAAATATAAACGTATAATTCTATGAGAATTTTTAAAGTAGGCGAGTTAAGACGTGCTATCAGGGAAAGTGCAGGAGAAAAAAATGAATTTAAACCTGTTTTTGGAAGCAATGTACAAAGTGATGATAAAAAAATTAATGACAAGGCTTACAAAGAAATTATGAAAGATACTGAAAAGTATAATAGTAAGACAAGTGTAAATAAATCAAAAAAGTACGATGGTGGCTTATCTAAAGATGATAACCAAAGTATGAGTGATTTATTATACGACAATATATCTGAGCCTTTTTCAAAAAGAGTAAAGGCTCAAATGAAAGGTTATGCTTCAGCAGAAGCTGAAAAACTCCATAAAAATGATGCCTTTGGAAATGCAGTATATGGTACAGATGACGACGTAGAAAAACGTAAGGAGCATTCTGATGAAAGAAAAAAAGGAAAAGATACAGCGACTGAAATAGGTTTAACTGGACGTAAACTTGATAAAAAAGAAGTTGAGAAATTACACAAGAGTGTATATGAAAACAAAATCAAGCGTCTAACATTCCATAAAGCATTCCTTTCAGAAAACCACATGCTTGCTAATATTCCAGATAGTTTAAAAGAAGAGAACAATCGTTTCATTATGAGAGATTCTAATGGAACAGAATATTTAGTAGAATGGCATCAAGATGGTGCTGATGTCAAAAAGAAAGTAGGTAAAAAGCTCGTTAACGAAGAAATGAATCATATTAAACATCTGTTTAATTATAAATGTTCTGATTATAACAAAAATAGTACACCTGATAAGAGACTAAACGAAACAAAAGAGTTTGACGATATGCTTAATAAAGCACGTAAACTTATGAAATAATTTGAACATAAAACAATGTTTTAATAATGAATGAAAAAGGAACTGAAACATTTGGTAGATGGGACAGTATTGTAGATTATATCGTCAAAACTATCAAATGGATTGGACATGCAAAAGTTAGTGAACTTTTAAAAATAACATCTTTCTTTACATTTTTAGTTCTTCTATTCTGTGTAGGATGGTGGGTCTATAAAATAGGTAATGACCAGAATACGCTTGAAAAAGTACTTAATGAAATTGTAGAGAAAGAGAAAGAAGATGAAGCTAATATGAAAATCCGTGATGCTGTAACACCACGGATAAATAACGAATTGAAAAAAATTCTATATACAAGTAATGCTTCAAGAGTAGCTATATTTGAATTACATAACGGGAAAGAAAATGCTACTAATTTACCTTTCAGATATGTAGATATGTCTTATGAGGTAATAAACGAGAATGACAAAGATATAAATTTTGTTGGTGATAAATTTCAAAATATACCTTTAACTCATTACCAATTACCTTATTATATCGCTAAGAATGGTGTATTTATTGGTGATACAGAAGATGTAAGATTAATAGATTCAAGGTTTGCTAGAATTGTATATAGTATAGGAGGTAAATATATAGCAAGTGTTATTCTAAAAAGTGGTGGACATACTATTGGTTTCCTTTGTCTATTCTTCGACAAAAGCTTACCATTAAGAAATAAAGAAGAAATGAAAGTATCTTTAGAAAAATTAGCTGATATAGTAAGTCCATTACTTGATTTAAAAGTTTTAAAATTAGAAAAAGGATGTTATAAAGATGGTAAATAAAATTTATAGTTTTATAGTTAAGTATCGTATACCTATAGCAGTAATTATAAGCATTTGTATTATTGCTATTCTTACATATTGTACTCATAAGCATAATAATATTATAAAAGAAATCAATAATGTAGAATATATAGATAGTGCGAAAACTTATCATAAAATATACCAAAGTAATGATTTTAAAAATCTAAAGAAAGAAAATAGAGAGTTATACGATTCTCTTAAAAAATATAAGAAAGAAATTAGCTACCTAACTCAATTCAAATATAGGAAAACTTACACAATAGTTAAAACCGTTGAAAAACCCGTAAAAGTAGTAGTTGAGAAGGTAGTCAATAATGATACATTGAAAGTTTATGAATATACAAATAAACCAAATGATTCATTAAGTTATACTTTGAAAATAGGAAGTTACAAAAAACCAGAATGGTATGAATTAAAAGCAGTAACGAATGATAAATTTACATTAGTAAATAAAACGTCAAATGACGGAACAAATCATCTAACAATAGAAAGTTCAAATAAAGGGGAAATATCTAACGTAACTGTATTTAATAAAAAATATCATAAGAAATTCTGGGAACGTTTTAGAGTAGGTCCAAGTTTCATTGCAGGGTATGACCCAATTCATAAAGATTTCAGTGTGATGATAGGTGTAGGATTAATGATAGACATAACAAAATAATTTAAAAAAATCTTCAGAAACCATTTAATTTCTGAAGATTTTTTTTATTTTTTATATAAGAAATACATCGGCAGGAACAGTCGATTACACGGGTGGAGAGAAAGTAAGTGTCAATCATTCTAAATACCTTTCCTCGATGAAGCCTGAAGCTAATAAATATTTAAAAAATTAGTAGTTCATGGTACTATACGTAATAACATTTATAAAAATATTCATTTTTATACTATCATTCCTTGAAATATTTAGAGAATTATTTAATGTTTTTAAAATTATAAAGATGAGGTCAGGTAAGATAGAACTTAATGGATGGAGGCTCGCTTTCTTATATTTTTCTATCTCTTATATAACAACTATTCTAATAGTTGGTTTCTAAAATGTAGAATGATATGCTAATGATAGAAGAATATATTAAAGAATTAGGGGAATATTTTGAAGGAATTGAGAGATTTAATAAGGCTTTAATTGTTAAAATAATATTTCCAGAAAAATGGGGTGTTTACCCTTCAGAAGATGGAAAAATTAAGCCTGCCAAATCAGACAGAAATCCTCAAGAATATTATTATTATGGCGATTCTGATAATGTAAAATTAGAAGACATTTTTCAATTGATTATTGAAACTAAAAAAATGAACGAGAGTGTTGTTAATAAAGTAAAACTATTAAAAGAAAAAATAGAAGAATTAAAAGAGTTTTTTAAAGATAAAGATATAAATGAACTTGAAACACTACAGTTTATAACTAAGAAGCCAAAGAAGAAAAAAAATAAAAAGAATGTAGATAACAAAAGTGAAGAAACAAGTAATACAGATAATAAAATTATAACAGATGTAAATACAGAAGAAGAAAAAAATAATACTGACATCAATAATAATAATAATAAAGAAGGAGAAATACAATGAATTTATTAATATATATAATCTTTGCATATGGCTTATCAAACATGCTTGTTTATGCAAGCGGACCGTTGGATATTATTGAGAACTTCAGAAATGCTACAAAACGTGTTTTTGGAAGTATTGGAAACGTTTTTGATTGCATGATGTGTACAAGTGCTAATGTTGGGTGGGTTACATCCTTATTAAACATTTTCGTTTTCCCTACAGTTCCGTTTACAGCAGGAAATATTATGTTTGGTGACAGTTTACCATGGTATATAGTTATATTCGTGGATTTATGTGTAACATCAGGCGCTGTATGGCTTTTAAATAGTGTACAGGAGGCACTTGAGAACAACAATGAATGATAATACCTATGAACTAAATAAGGAGCTTAGGGGGCTTCAAAATGATAGAAAAATGACCGAAAGGTCCATTGCCTTTCAACAAACAGAAATAGCCAATAAGCTAAAGGGAGAAATGGGTAAGGATATGATGGATATCCTCAATGGAAATAAAAAAATAGAAATTCCTTTAAAGCAAAAAGTTCAGTTCCGTATTAAGAGGTTTTTTGATAAATTATTTGAAATATTATAACTATGGAATTAAAACTAAACAGTTACAAGATATTTGAACTTGGAGATTATATATCTAAGTTTCTGTTAGATAATGGAATAAACACAAAAAGTGAATTAATTATAAATGTAGATAAAAAAGAATTGACTAAGATAGACGAAGATTTATTCTATAGAGAAAACACAAGAGACCAAGAATTTATACCATCTGATGATGAAATACACATTTCCTTTTCTAATACATCTATAATTATAAAAGCAGAAAACGACAACTAATTTAGTTGCCGTTTTTTTAATTACGTGTTTTAGTCCTTTTAACCTTTTGCCTATCCCATCCAGTTTTATCAACTATTCTATTAATCCAATCACTCTTAAATTTACTTTTACAGATATCTCCACAAAAGGCTATATAGCGCATTTTTTTCTCAATGCACATTTTCTGAATTGTATTATATAATCTTATACAATCTTTTTTATTTTTAGTTATAACTATTTCAATATTACCATTAGTTGCAATGATAAGTTTATTGTTATAAACTAATATCTCTTTAAAATTATACTTATTTTTCTTTTCTCTACTGATTAAGTTCTCAAATACCCATTTAAAATCTTTACGTTCAAACAAAGGATGATATCCGTAAACCCAAAAATGCTCTTCCTTATTATAATCAGCTTTATCATATATAATCCAATAAGGATTATTAGTACTATAATTTATAAATTTTCCGTATTCATCCCTTAGCCTAATAATATCATGAGCGCAATCATCAGTATATTTAATAATAAAAATTTCATATTTAGTTTCAACAAGACGTTTATTTTGATGTGTCCAGATAACAGGAAAAAGTACTTTTTCACTTTGCACTTTCATATCCTCAAAACGCCTATTTACCCTATCAACATTTCCACACCAATAAACATCATCTATCTGTTTACCATTCTTAGTTATTATAATATGAAATTTATTTCTTTTTGGGACCATAATATTAAAAATTTATAAAATAAGAAAGAATTTTCAATAAATATTTTGGTGAAAATAAAATTATTATTATATTTGCAACGTTAATTTTTAAAAGTATATTAAAAGATGGCTAAGAAAATTTTTGCTACAAGTTCAGACATTGTAGAAATGGCTGAGAAAAAATTTGAAGAAACAGGTCTTGCTTCAGTAGGAGTTAGACTTAATGTTATGTCTACAACAAAATCTAATAAAGTTGTAGAAGTACGACAGATTGGTGCTACAGAAAAGTTTAAGACAAAGAGCGAATCTGGAATTAATATGATTATCTATGAAGATGCTCTTGATAGACTTACAGACAAGTTGAAGGAAGACCTTATAGAAGGCGCTTTATCAAATGTAAGTTATGACAGTGAAAAAGATAAACTTAATGTTGATAATAGTCAGTACGGTGAAATCCTACGTATGAGAATTAAACATGATGACTATTTGGACACTATTGAGACCTCTTTAATCACTATCGAAGCTATTGCAGAAGAGGAGAAAGAGCGTAAACGTGAGGAGAAAGAAGCAAAGAAAAACAAAAAGAACATGCAAGCATAGTAATAAATGGAACTGTTATAGTCAATTATATAGCAGTTCCTATTATTGTATAAGCAAATATGAATAATGGGCGACATAAGTTTATTAAATAAAATAAAAGATTTTAAAAGTCCATGGTGTTATCAATATCAAAGACGTTTAGATACTTTAGAAGAAGATAAAGAAATACTTGGATGGACTGATGAAGATATAAAAAACATCAATCTTGAAGAATTTGAATTTTCTTTCATAGTCACCAAAGAAGAAAAGAAAGAAGCAACTGAATTTATCAAACGTTATGAATGGCTTGGTACAGTAGGAAGTTATCCAACACATTGGTTTGCTGCACGCTATAAAGGAATTTTAGGAGGTGTAATCATTATGGGTATGCCAAATTCTTTCAGTAAACTTTTAGGTGAAAAAACTAAAGATATAGAACGTCTTATTGCACGTGGTGCAAGCGCATCATGGACACCCATGAATCTTGGGAGTAAGTTCTTAATGTGGTGTATCAAGTGGATGATTAAGAATACGCAGTATCGCCTATTTACCTGCTATAGTGACCTACAAGCGAAAGAAAATGGTTCAATATACCAAGCACTCAACTTTTATTTTTTAGGTGCTGGAAGCGGAACAAATGTAAGGTGTGTAAACCCTTATAATCCAAATAAAATAATGACGGATAGAGCTTTTAGGTCTAAGAGCTTTTATAAACGTTATGCAAAAGACCTAGGTATAGAGTGGCAGAAGAACTGGTCTAATAAACAACGAATGCTTTGGGAGAATATACCTGATGACATTGAAAAAGAATTAAGAGAATATTCTAAGAAAATGTTTGCAGAATCTGAAAAGATTTATTTTCCATCAAAATATAAATATGCTTTTATTTTAGGTAAAGATAAAAGAGAAACTAAACTGTTAAGAAATGAATTTATAAATAAAAATAAAGTTTATGAATACCCAAAAAGAAAATATTGATGATATAAAAATTGTAAAACGACTAAACCCAAAACATAACGAAGTGGGCGTGTCTAATTTTCAAATAACGTATTGGCAGGAAGCAAATACAATAGATGGAGACGAAGATGAAGGCGAAAGCTTGACTTTAACAATGATAAATGGTGCTATTGGTGAAGAAGACTGGTTTACAAAAATAGAAACTGGTAAAAATGGCTTTACTATTAATAAACCAGAAGACTTTCAAGTCATTTTAAATGATTTCTATAAAAGATTTAAAATGTAATAAATGAATTAGATTATGGCAAATTTGATATTTATTGCCTAAATCTAACTATTTATATAAAAAACTTTGATGAAAAAGATAATAAAATTAACAGAAAGCGATTTGCATGAAATTGTTAAAAACACGATAAAAAAAGTTATAAAAGAAAATAACAATGAACCTTTAGATATAACAAATTCATTCATATCTGCTATTTTTGATGCTCAATATCACTGGGATACATGGGACGAAGGGTGGCATAGAGATGTAGACGTATATAACGAAGGAGGAGAAACCTTTTCTTTTGATTTGTATGTTTATAGAGATATCACACCAGGTAGTCCAAGTCACGATTATGATGTTCCAGACGACCCAGACGAAGTAAGTGTAGAACTAGAAATTGATAATGTAAAGGCTTATGATTCTGAAGGTAATGAAATTATACCAATTACATTTGACGAAAATGAAGTCTTAAATTCTTTATACGATTTGTTTTAAAATAATAATAACTAAATAATATTTTATATTATGGCTTGTGCATGTCAAAAAAGTAGAGTAAATAGTGGAGTTCCAAAGGTAAAAAGAACTATCACACGTCCTACTTCACCTATCAGAAACGGAAGCGCTGGTAGAAGACGTATTGATAGAAGAGTTCTTAAATAGTGTTAAAACTATCGCAAAAAATTGCAGGAATGAAACTTTTTTACTACCTTTGCAAAAGAATTAAAAACATATCAGATATTGGTTGAAAATTAAACTTGATAATCTACTAATAGTTGACTTTATAGAAATAATTTAAACTAATCTGATATATGGCTCGATGGCGAAATAGGTAGACGCATTGGACTTTGAGATAAATAAATTCAGTAAATATTTGGTATATTAAAATAATTTTTATACTTTTGCATATTATTATACAAAATATGAAAAGAATTAAATACACCAAAGAACTTTTAGAGGAAGCGGTAAAAGATAGTTACTCAATCGCTGAAACTCTTAGAAAGATAGGACTTACTCCAGTAGGAGGCAGTTATCAAACATTGAAAAAGAAACTTATTGAATTTAATGTAGATTTCTCACATTTTACAGGGAAACAATGGAACATAAATCCTAAAAACCCTGTATATATAAAAAAGTTTTTACCAAAACTATGTAAATATAGTTCACTTAGTAGTAGTAATGTGAAAACTTTAGTATATAGATTAGGTTTAAAACATAATCAATGTGAACTCTGTGGGATATCAGAATGGCAAGGTAAACCAATTATTTGTGAGTTACATCATATTAATGGAAACTCCACTGATAATAGAATAGAGAATTTAAAGATTCTATGTCCTAATTGTCATAGTCAAACTGATAACTTTAGAAGTAGAAACAGAGTAAAGGTATGAGCATATAGATAAGAAATTTCTATTATGAATGTAGGCTAATTAGGGGAAGGTATCAGCCTTATAAATGATAATAATCCCTAACTAAATTAAGTAATTTTATTTACTTATAAATGCGTAGAGACTATACACCTACAACCTAAGTTCTTAGAGAATATGGTTAAGAGATAGTCCAAGAGATGACTACACATCTTATGAAACTCCAATATTCAGAAATGGATGTACGGGTTCGAATCCCGTTCGAGCTACTATCGAATGTTTCACATTTAAATATAAACAAATGGGAAGAATTATTGTTTATAATTGCAAAGAAGAAGACCATACTTCGAAACCTAATAATTTTTATATAGGAAGAAGTAAAGATGGTAATCCACTTGGTAATCCATTTACACATAATGGTAAACGTAGTAATCTTGCAAAACTAACTTATAAAACGAGAGATGAAGCTGTAGATGCTTATAGAAGATATTTTAATAAAGCTTATGGCGTAGACCCATATCTTACACATGACTTTGATAAAATATATGAACATTATAAAAATGGAGAGGATGTTTATCTACAGTGCTTCTGTAAACCACTCAGATGTCATGGAGATATAATTGCAGAAGAACTACAGAAAAAGTTACTTAGAGAAAAAATGAGAGAGATAAAAAGAAATGCAGAGAAATAAATCTCTGCATTTCTCAATTTTAAAAGAAAGGGTTATCTTTTAATGAAACAATTATATTATGATATTTCTTACATATTTCAGTGAATTTATCAACTTCTTCTTTACTTAAATTAAACCATTCATTTAAACGATTATATTTTCTATAGTGACGATGTAACATCTGTTCCAACTTAAATGGCTTATCACATTCAAAATAATTTGCAATTAATAACTTCTCAGAATTACCAGTTTGCAGTTCTTTTAAACGTTCATTTATATCATTTTTACGTGTTGAACCTATTTTATAACAGTCACTATCATTTTCTTCTGTAATTAGATAAACATATGCCATGTTTTTATTAAAAAGTAATGACTTTAATAAATTTATCAATATATTTATTAAAGAGATATAAAAAAATAATGGTACATTTTTATGTACAACAATAATACTTTTTAGTAAAATATAAACATGACAAGTAACGTAAAAAGACATGTGCAGCTACCAAGAAGCTCACAAAAAGGAAAGGTGCCTACTGCTGATGACTTGAAGTATGGCGAAATTGCAGTTAACTTTAATAAAGAAGAACCATTTATTGCTATTAAAGGAAGTGATGATTCAATTATCACAATGGATTTTAAAAATGCTGAAAAGGGTCCATGGAATAAAGGTGAAGGCGAACACTCTGCTGTATTAGAAAATGAGATTCCAGGCAGACCAAATAAAGTATATAATACCGCAACTGGTGATTATGCCACCGCTGAAGGTGATGGTACTACAGCAGGCGGAGAATGTTCTCATTCAGAGGGCTCTGGTACTTCTGCAAGTGGACCTCAATCTCATGCAGAAGGCAACGGTACTACCGCAAGTGGTGACACTTCTCATGCAGAGGGCTTTAATACAAAAGCTATTGGTAATTATTCTCATGTAGAAGGAGCTGCCAGTAGTGCAAGTGGATTATCTTCTCATGCAGAGGGTGCTGCTACAAAAGCTGTTGGTAATTCTTCTCATGCAGAAGGTAAGAGTACTACAGCAAGTGGACCTCAATCTCATGCAGAAGGTATTTCAACAACTGCAAGAGGAGAAAGTTCCCATGCAGAAGGAAGTGCGACAACCGCAAGTGGGGAAAATTCTCATACAGAAGGTATTAACACTACAGCAAGTGGACCTCAATCTCATGCTGAAGGTAATTATACTACAGCAAGAGGAGAAAATTCTCATGCAGAAGGTTATAAAACGGATGCTAATGGTAACCATTCGCATGCTGAAGGTAATTATACTACAGCGAGCGGTGACACTTCTCATGCAGAAGGTAATTATACAATAGTTAAAGGTGGATGCTCTCATGCAGAAGGAAAGTATATGGTTAAGATGCAATTAGCCAAAGATATTGCAGTTGGAGATACAAAAATTACTGTCGATAATGATGCAATGAATTTACCTGTTATTGATGAGTATATCAAGAATTGTTTTATAAGGGGTAAAAACAATCCAGAAGACATCTATAATATTGTATCATACTCAACAGATAATTTATCAGGAGTCAATGTGATAGAATTTACATTAGATAAGCCGTTAGAAACTGCATCCTCTAATAGTGGAAGTTACGATGACTATCCTTCATTTACTTCTAATGAATATATTTTAACAAATATTGCTGTAGGGGAAGTAGAAGCAGGACATGCTGAAGGAAAAAATAATATTGTCTTAGGAGAAGCAGGACATGCTGAGGGCATTATGACAATAGCTAAGGGAACTACCTCTCATTCAGAGGGTTCTGGTACTACTGCAAGCGGAGATAAATCTCACGCAGAAGGAAGTGCGACAACCGCAAGCGGAGAAACTTCTCATGCAGAAGGTAGTAATACTAACGCTGTTGGTAATTTTTCTCATGCAGAGGGTAATAGTACTTCTGCAAGTGGGCCTCAATCTCATGCAGAAGGTTCTACAACTTTTGCAAGAGGAGAAAATTCTCATGCAGAAGGTAGTAGAAGTACGGCAAGTGGGGTTCAATCTCATGCAGAAGGTTCTACAACTACAGCAAGTGGACCAAATTCTCATTCAGAGGGTAATGGCACTACTGCAAGCGGTGACACTTCCCATGCAGAAGGTCTTAATACAAAAGCTATTGGTAATTATTCTCACGCAGAAGGTAGAGATACTACCACAAGCGGTGCAATTTCTCATGCAGAGGGCTTTGGAAGTAAAGCAAGTGGGGAGTCTTCTCATGCGGAAGGTAGTTCAACAATCGCAAGTGGGGCTAAATCTCATGCAGAAGGTAATGGTACTACAGCAGGTGGAACTTCTTCTCATGCAGAAGGAATAAATAGTAAAGCTAATGGTGATTACTCTCACGCAGAAGGCTATAGTAATACTGCAAGCGGAGAATGTTCTCATGCGGAAGGTAGTTCAACAATCGCAAGTGGGGCTAAATCTCATACAGAAGGTGTTAATACTAAAGCTGTTGGCAATTTTTCTCATGCAGAAGGAAGTAATACAAATAGTGCTGCACATTATTCTCACGTAGAAGGTTCTGGTGGAATTGCTTTAAGTGTATCAAGTCACGTAGAGGGTCTACATCTAAAAGGATTACAAATAACAGACGATATTACTGCTGGAAGTACTGAAATGTTTATTTTGGCTTCAGAAGATTATTCTGTTAACTTAGATTATTATAAAAACTGTATTATAGCTAATAATGATAGAACAAGTGCTATTGATGTATTAAACGCAGAATATGCTTATAATACTAAGTTTACTGCTGACAATGAAAATAAACGCATTAAGTTAACACTAAAAGACCCATTGCCTAAAGCATGCACACGTGCAGCACAAACTACTGGTAATCAACGTGACGGATATTTTTATACATGGGAATACACGATACAAAATAAGGGAACAATAGAAAGTTATGGAAGTCACGCAGAAGGTTCATACACAATGGTCTATGAAGATGCTGGACATGCAGAGGGAAAACTTTCTATTTCAAAAGGAAAAATTTCTCACGCTGAGGGATATCGTACCATTGCAGGTGGAAAATATTCTCATAGTGAAGGCATTAACACTACAGCAAGCGGTGAAAGTTCTCATGCAGAAGGCAGTAATACAACCGCAAGTGGAAAAGATTCTCATGCAAGTGGTTTAGCTACATTAGCTTCAAATCAATCTGAATTTGCTTGCGGTCAATATAATAAAGCCAATACAAATCAGATATTTTCAGTTGGTATTGGTACAGCTGACAATGCTAGAAAAAATGCTATATATATAACCACAGATGGTAGTATATCTGGAGATGTACAGTTAACAAATGGTGGCACTTCAATGACTGGTTTGAAGATACTTGGTGGTATTCAGGCAACTAATGGTATGATAGCACCAACTTATTTAAATTCTTCAGACGAGAGATTAAAGAAGGATATTGAAACAATATCAGAGAATGACATTGATAAAGTTAAAAATGTTGATTTAAAATCATATGCTTTTAAATCTGATAATAGCAAGCACTTTGGTGTTATAGCACAAGATGTTGAAAGAGCTGGTTTAGAAGAATTAGTCGCTAGTAGCACAGAAGGTATTAAATCTGTTGATTATATTTCTTTATTAATTTTGAAGATTGCAGAATTGGAAAATGAAATAAAGAATCTCAAAGAACAGATTAAAAAATAATACAAATAATTACATAACAGGGATAAAAAACGTCCTTGTTATGTTTTTTAATTTTATAATATAGTATGATATGTGCACATGATTTATTTACATACTCAGGTGTTGATAATGGGTTCCCTTTAGGTGGTATTTTAAAGGGTTATAAAGGTTTATGGAAATGTCAAGAACGTAACGAAGAACAATTATACAATTTAGGTGTTAGAGTTTTCGATTGTAGAGTTTTCTGGGATAATGATTGCTGGAGAGGGTGTCATGGTGTCGTTAATTTCAAAATAACTTTCAAAACATTAGATGAACTCTGTAATCATTTTGATGAATTAGGTAATGGTGATTCTATATACAGAATTATCTTGGAAAAAGATAATAATGGTGGTGAAACTGTGTTTAGAAATCAATCAACAGGATTATGTTATAAACACCCAAACTTATGGACTTTATTAATAAGATATAAGACACAAAATTGGCTAAACGACAACGGTATGGTAGATAACAATATTGACAGTTTAGTAACTCGTGGTTATAGCTTTGCCAGATTAATGGCATGGGAAAGCCCTAATAAAGAATACAACGTACCACCTCCTAATTTTAAAATAGATAATATCTCAAAGTATAGCGATTTTAGTATAAGAGACAATGCAGCAAACGGATTTACCCAAAATGGAGAAAGGCATGAACCTAATCCAAATCCAACAAGCTGGGGAATGCTTACTGACAAAAACTATGTATACTTTTTAGATTATGCTAACCTATATATAGGCAATGATAGATGTTTAAATCTTAAAGAGTTATATAATAGATTCGATGTTAATTACAAGGATGAACATTTAGATTTAAAAGAAATAACCGTAGAAAGCGATTTAGGTAATAAATTATATAAAGTCCCGACAAAAATAGAGTTAAAAGAAAACCCAAAGTTTGTGATAAACAATGAAAATCAATATAAAGATAATCAATTAGTATTCGGCTCAGATATTTCGTATAGATGAAAAAAAAATAATATATTATTTGCATGAATAAAATATATTTCGTATATTTGCACATTATAATATAAATATAATGGCAAATAAATACAAAGATATACCTGGAATGTTTGAAATCAATGGTGAACCCAAGGTAGTTACGGAAATACGTGCTAAAATATTAGACAAGTTCAAGGATTTAGTCTTTGAAGAAGAACCACATATCTATTATTTAAAACATGATAAGAATAAATTGTTCAAATCAGTAACAACACGCCTTGGTGAATTTGAACATGATTTTGATTTAGAAGAAAACGCTTCCAAATACGCTGCAAAACATGGTGAAACAAAAGAATACTGGCAGGATGTATGGAGTTTTAATAATTTAAAATCAACAACAACTGGTACATTATGCCATGAATATGGAGAATCTTTATCTTATGTAAATGCAGGACATCCAGAACTTATTCAGGAAAGTTGCAAACGTAAATACATAAAAGATAAAAATTGGCTTATTCCAACGCATCCTAAACAAGAAGCAATACATAAATTCCAAACGGAGTTACATCCAGACTTACATCTGGTTCTTCCAGAAGCAAAGATGTTTACTGAAGGTCTTAAAAATGACTTAGCAGGTACAGCAGATATATTATTTTATTACAATGACCCATCTGGTAAAAATAGTGGATTATGTATATTTGATTATAAAACGAATAAGGAATTAATTAAAACATATAATAGAGAAATTAAAAAAACTCTTTTACCACCTTTCGAAGACTATATAGAAGAACCACAGTCAATTTATACACTTCAATTATCTACATATGCTATACCTTTACAAGATTTAGGTTTTAAAATAATAGCAAGAAGACTTGTATATTTAAAGCCTGATGGAACATATGAAATAATTCCACTTGCTGACGAATCAGATAGATTAAGAAAAATATTATAAAAATGGAACAAAAAAAATACACATTTATAAAACCTTACACTGTTACAGAGTTAGGTACATTGCCAGAAGGTTCTGACATAATTTTATTTAGAGGACTTGTTTATTTCAATGGGGGACTGTGTAGTAACTATTATGCACAAGTATTAACTAATTTGATTAACAACGACAAACTAAGAAAAGAATATCTTATAGAAACTCCACCAATTATGAATAAAGTGTAGAACAAAACATTAAATCCTGAATATATAATTCAGGATTTAATGTTTTTTAATATATTTAATTTGGAAAATTACAAAAATATGTGTACCTTTGTATCATAAAAAAATATATTAATGAAAATTATTAAGGATAAAGAATTAATAAAATGCATTGATAAATATGATGTAGTATTAATTGGTACTAATATATACAATACATTATCTCAAGGATTTCAAAGAGATATAATGTTAAATTATCCAAAAGTACAAGAAACTAACTTCAGGACAAATTATGGTGATAGAAGAAAGTTAGGTACAATAAGAGAGTGTAAAGATACGCATCCTTTGTGCGTATTATGTTTCATTACCAAAAGTATGAATTTTAGACCAGATATTGAAACAGATTATTTGGATTATGAATCTCTTGAAAAGTGTTTGAAAATTATACGGATATTATATAAAGATAAAAAAATAGCTACTACCCTTATTGGCGGAAGTAGATTTGATGGCAATGGGGATAGAAAAAAAATACTCGATATCTTAGAAATAACTTGTAAAGATATTGATATAACAATTTACGATTATCATCAATTATCTAAAAAAGAAAAGAATAAGATTGAATATAACAAAGAACAACTCCTTAAGAAGACAGATTACGAAACTTATCGTAAAGTTGTATCAGAAAGGAAACGAAAAGAGAAAGAAATAAAACAAAGATATCAAGAATACAAATAATAAGAAGAAAAAATAAAAATAAATAGTTATGATTAAGCATTTAGAACTAACAAAAGACCATGTAAAGTTATTGCATTTTCTTTACTGGCAGATAGATGGTGATAATAAAATATTTGTTGATAGAAGACATTTATTTAATTTAGGTTCTCACCTTCTGGAAGATATGGCTTTTATACTTGGCATGCAAGATAAGGCAATCAAAGGTACAGAAGAATCACCAGATGGTCGTGCATACCCAGATGATGTAGAGGAATATCTTCTTGGTTTAAATAAATATATTGCAGATAACCTTTATTACATACTCAGCCTAATGAGCACATTTCAAGGTGAACTAAAGGAAGGTAAATATAAATGTCGAGATAATGATTTAATTTGGATGAAAGAATAAAAATGATTATTCTTTATATAAAAAATATTAATCTATTATTCCTTATTATTTAACTAATAATTATTAGTTTTAGATTTCTATTTCGTATAATTAAAAAACGAAACTATGTTCATAAATTTAAAAATTGGTGGCGGTATAAAAGAACGGTCTGAAAGTACCATTAGATATTTTAATGACATTAAAGACTTTCCTATTCTCAGTAAAAAGGAAGAAAATGAACTATTATATAAGGTTCATAATGGTACAGAAAAAGAAGCTACAAATGCACGAAATAAACTCATTAGTTGTAATCAGCGCTTCGTAGTAGCATCCGCTAAACGTCAAATGACTCCAGGAATCGAACTTGTAGACTTAGTTAACGAAGCTAATATCGGATTAATGGAGGCTATTGATAAATTCGACCCTAATAAAAATAGTAAACTACTATCTTATGCTGCTTACTATATTAAAAGAAATATAGACCAATTTAAAATAAATTATGGAAAAATAGTGCGTAAAAAAAACGGTGAAAGAATATATCATCACGTAGCAAAGGTAAGAAGTTATTTAACTCAAAAATTAGAACGAGAACCGACCACTGAAGAAATTTCATCACTATTAAATAAGAAATATGGTATCAATATAAAAAACAATGGTGATGTTAATGAGATAAGATTAACTAGGGTTGATAACAGTAACGAGAATGAAGATAATAACGAATCTTCACAAATGGATATATATGAATTTAATAGAAATACTGCTAATGGTATTGAATATAATAATGAAATTAATAATGAATACAACTCATATAAGTCATCGTTGCTTTTAAAATGTCTCAATAAGCGTGAAAGTGAAATAATAAGGTTTATTTACGGAATAGATAATAATGATATTACCAACGATGATAAAAGTAAATATAATTATGAAATAATATCAAAAAAATATGGTTTAACAAAAGAAAGAGTTAGACAGATACACAAAGAATCTCTTCAAAAGATGCGAAAGTATATAGAAGAAAAAACAAAATAAGGTGGGATAACCACAGAAAGCAATAAAAATATTCAAACATAATAAAAAATATTCAAATATATCCATTTTTTCTAATTTTAGTGATATTTATATATGAAGACAAAAATAAATATAATAAAAGAAATTGAACGAATGCAACAAAATAAACTAAAAATAGTTTCAATTGATAAGGAAAATATGTTGTATACTTGTGATGATGATAACGAATATCCACTAATGGAAGGATGTGAAAATTTAACTATTAAAGAATTACAACAACAACTTGACCTTGCAAAAATAACAACTTGTGATATATTAAAACAAATCAATAAAGAGAATGAATAAATTACTAACACTAAAAGAAACTGAAACACTTCTTAATGTTAGTAAATCAACACTTCAAAGATGGGACAAATCTGGTAAGTTAAAGGCATTAAGAACTGAAGGTGGACATCGTAGATATAAAGAATCAGAAATATTAAATTTAATTGGATTTGAAGAAACTGATGGCGAAGATAAACAAAATAGTGTGATTGTTGCCACTTATGCAAGATGTTCAACATCTGACCAGAAATCACACGGAGATATTGATAGACAATCTGAAAGACTTGTTGAATATTCAGTCAAACACAAGTATAAGATTGAACATATCATAAAAGATATGGGCAGCGGATTGAATGATAAGAGAAAAGGATTTGTTAAATTATGCAAACTCGTTATTGATAAAAAGATTAACAAAATAATCATAGAACATAAAGACAGATTAACTCGTTTTCAATACAACCTTATAGAAATGTTTTTCAATAGTTATGGGGTGGAAATTGAATTGGTTGATAAGAAAGAATATACAGAACAAGAAGAGTTGGTTAATGATATGATGATGCTTATAGCATCATTCTCAGGAAGACTTTACAGCGCAAGGGCAAAAGAAAATTCTAAAAAGAGAAAAGAACAAAATAACAAATAATGATTATACAGAGTAAGTACACAAAGGTATTCCATTCAAAGGATATGACTCGACAGAAATATGATGAGTTATATGACTTCGCTGTGCTTATTCAAAAGCATAAAAATGTAGTATCACGGTATGTTAACAACAATCTCTTGCATTTCTTGGAATACAACAAGTTTCAATTCATGAAGGAAATGAGAGTACGTTTCAAGAATGTGATTCCAAGTTCATTCGATGCACAAGTCTATACGCAAGTGTTTACAAGTTATCAAAATAAATTTAAGGCAATTCAACGGAAACTCGTGTTTGAAACGAGAACATTAAAAGGATTTGAACTCTATAAGCATGACACTAAAAATCACAAGAAAGATGATTTGAAGAGAGTAATCATTGAAAGAAATCAAACTCCTTTGACTAACTGCCTTACGTATCTTGCAAGATATGGTAGTGAGAATATAATAAGCTATATCAAAGTAAACATTGATAAGTGTGATGATAAGAAACGAAAATTATATGACAATATACTAAGATGTTGCAGTAAATTCGGTTTTGAACGGCTCTATAACCTTGCATTATCAAAAAGGAAGCGTGCAGTTAAACATTATTCTGAACACCCTATTGAATTTAAGTCATTGACATTCAGTGGAAGATGCAGGAAGAAAAAGATTATTGATTATAATAGTAGGTTTGGCTCAAAGATTAATTCCTTTGTAAGTCTTAGTGGAATTGGTAGAAAATCATTGGATATACCAACTACCTTTCATAAATGGTGGCACGGAAATATGAGGGATTATAGAAAAAATAATCCTGACTACGAATATACACTTACATTTGACGAGAAGAATCATCAAGTTAATATACATCTATGTAAGGATGGAGAAAGATATATCACTCAGGTACACGGTGATACTATTGGCATTGATGTGAATTGTAAACACAACTTATTCAGTTTGTCAAACAAAACAACTTATGATTATGATAGGAAGTTGGTTAACGACTTTTGCAAATTATCACTTGAAATAGATAAGCTAAAGGTGAATAATTCATATACATTGGGGAAACGTAAGCAACGTAAACTTGACGTAATGAAATCCAAAATGATTAAGTCTGAACAGCAAGTTATTGCCAACATGTGCAAGACATTACAAACGCAAGGCGTTGGACATATAGTGATGGAAGATTTGGATAATAGTTTTGGAAAGTGCTACGTAAAGGATAAAGATAATGAAGATATTAATTACAATAGAAAAGTAAAATTCCTTGGTTTAAGTAGTTTGAAACAAGAGGTTGAACATATTGCAAGAAAATATGATATTGCAGTATCAACAGTTCAAGCCAGTTATACATCTAAGATGTGTCCTATCTGTGGTTGTATTGAAGATGAAAATAGACCAAACCAAGAGACATTTGAGTGTGTTGAATGTGGGTATAAAGACAATGCCGACTTCAATGCAGCAAAGAATATAAGAAACAGAGTGCTCGTAACCGTGTTACGAGAAACGCTCTTAAAACAGCTTGATAATGGTGCTTTTGAACCCAAGAAACTTAAGCGTGAAAAGGTTAAAGAGCTACTGTTATCGTTTCGAAGGAACTTGCAGGAAACTGCAAGGAGTGAATGTAGAGAAAGTGGTTTAACTACTTTTGACTATGTTTAATTCTTCGGAATTTCCCACCTTTTATTATCTGACAGGTATGATACCTTGAGATATCATTTTATTAAGTTTTCGAGCAACCTTATACGTCATTGGGCGTTCATGATGTAATATCTTTCTAAGTTGAGATTGCGCACCTTCTGGCGTATGTGCAGGAAATACCTTTCGTGCTGCTGCAGCTAAATCAAGAGTATCCATGTTGATTTTAGAAATAATACTATTAGCAAGGTCCTTATTAATCTCTATATTACTTCTCTTCCAATCATCAAAATCATATTTTTTGAATCCTCCACCAGCAGACTTACGTATTTTAATATTCTTTGTATTAGGAGTTTTTTTTGAGCCTTTATTCTTATCACCAACGTTATCAGTAGATTTTCCCCCTTTACGGCTCTTTAAAAATCGTTTAAAAGCATCTAAAACTTCCTTACTAACAGGACGCTTCGCCTCATTAACAAATATCTTGTTTAATTCTTCATTAATTATTGAATCTATTGTGTTCATTTGCACTTTATTTAAACTATGTTTATCATTTAATAAATACTGTATCAATAGTGGTTTTAAATAAAATATGATAATAAAATTAAAATAAAAGTTAAATTTAAAGATAATATTTGGTTTATTGAAGATAAATCTGTATTTTTGTGACGTAATTTTAAACATATATAAGAATGAACAAGGAAGAAATAAGAGAAACTGTAGAAAGATTTCATAAAGAAACAGGATACCTATTAGAAGTGAAAGATAATGGGTTGTTTTTTGATGGTGATATATTTTTAAGAGATATTAATATTACAGAAATTCCAGATAAGCTGACAGTTAATGGAACTTTTATGATGTATACAGTACGTGTAAAGAAAATACATAACAATTTAAATATAAATGGAAATTTCCAGTTACTAAATACATCTATTAAGTCTCTTCCAGACAATTTAATTATAGGTGATAATTTTATTTTGTATGGTACACCCATTAAAAATTTCCCAAATAATTTAGTAGTAGGTGGTAATCTTGAATTAAGACATATAAATATTACAAATTTACCTGATAAATTGATTGTAGGTGGAAATATTGATATATTTTATACTAATATTACAAAAATTCCTAATAATTTTATTATCGGTGGAAGACTTAAAGTAGATAATAGTGGTACTATAAATCTACCTGAAAATTTGACTATAGGTGGTGATATGGATTTATCTTATGGAAAAATTACAGAATTGCCTAATAATCTGATTGTAGGTGGAGATATTGATTTAAGCTTTTCGAAAATTAATAAATTACCAGATAATTTATTTGTTTGCGGTTCTCTTGACATAAGTCATACAAAAATTAAAAAAATTCCAGCTAATTTGACGATTAACAATTGTTTTGATATGTTTGATACAAAGATTCAGAAAATTCCAAAGAGTTTAACTGTTGATGGCTTTTTATGTAAAGAAGATTTAACAGAAAAGGAATTATCAAGTTTCAAAAGAGACCTTTCTCCAGAGCAGAAAAAGAAAATACATGATATTAAGAATATGGCGCTTTTATGGAAAAGCAATGGAGTTGAATATATTAAAGCTGATGGTATTTTCTCAGTTATTGATTCTCATCACGGCAATGTATACAAGGTACATAAACTTGGAGAAGAAAATAAAACGCTTTATCTTGTTACCGATGGAGAAAACAATTGGGCACATGGCGCAACTATTGCAGAAGCTAAAGCCGACCTTATGTATAAGTTAAGTGATAGAGATACTTCTGCGTATAAAGATTTATCGTTGGATGATACTTTATCTTACGAGGATTCTATCGCTGCATATCGTATTATTACTGGTGCGTGTTCAGCTGGTACAAGTGATTTCATTGAGAGCAGATTACCAACTCCTCATAAAGATAAGTACACTGTTAAGGAGATTATTGAATTGACTACTAATGAGTATGGTGGAGAAAGATTTGAAAAGTTTTTTAAAGAAAAATCATCTTAAATTTGGTAGTTTAAAAAAATATTATTATCTTTGCAACATAAATATTAAAATATAAAGATATGTCACAGAATTTATTTATCGAGGCAACAAAGTACAATCAGTATACTTTTACTGAGAATGGTGCACTTACAATGGCTTCAACAGGAAGTGAGTTAGCTAATCAGTTTGGCTTAGCTGGTAATTATCGTGGACGTAATGTTTCAGATGTATTCTTAGACCAAGAGAAACTTTGGAACGAATCACATGAGTATGCTACACGCTTTCCATTCTATCTTAGAATGATTACACGAAAGGTTAAAGTTAACGACAAAACCACTACAGATAATGTACAGAGTGGACAAGGACAGCGTGACGAAACTTTTAAAAGACTTCTGTGGCTTGCGAAGTATCATAAGGACACATTCAATAATAACGTGTGGATTTTGCCTCTTATTGGCTCATGGAAGGATTTATGGACTATCATGTATTATGATGAGTATCTTGAAATCAATGCCATTGATAGAGAGTATATCTACAGAATCATCTATGAAGGTCTAAAGTGTGATGCACATGTAAATCTTGTTAAGAAGTTCATGCCTCGCATTAAGTCAAAATCTCATATTAAGACCGATTGGAATAGACTTACAAATAATTATGCGAAAGAATTTGCTAAATTATTCGATTTGTCTTATAAGGAATATAATCATCTTAAGACTTCTGGAACATCTCATGATTTCCAAAAACTAATATGCTCAAGAAATTATGATAAGATTAAGTGGAATACAATACCAGGACGTGCATTAAGTATGATTACTAATGGTAAATTCTTAGAGAATCATAACCTTGTTGATTCATATACAGAATGGGTTCTTAAGCAGGGTAATGTCAAGTTTACAGGTTATCCATATGAGTTAATCAAAAACTTGAAGAAACATTGTTACATTGAATATAACCGAAATAATAACATTTCATGCCTTCCTAAGTACGTTACAGCAACCATTAATAAGCAGTTTAATGAGTTGATTGAAAAGGGTAAGAATATTGGTGGTATAAATGGAAATGTATGGTGTGCCTTAGACACTTCTGGCTCTATGAATACAGGTGTAAATGGTAATACTACAGCATTAGATATATGTCTTTCATTAGGACTTTATTTTTCAACACTTAATACAGGTGCATTCCATAAGAATGTAATCATGTTTGATGACACATCTAGTGTATTGCAGCTTAAGGGCGAGTTCTGTGATATGATGAAGCAGATTCCAGACAATGCAATGGGCGGAACTAATTTTCAATCAGTTGTTGATGAAATTGTAAGAATCAGAACTAAGCATCCAGAGATTCCGCTTACAGATTATCCTCAGACACTTTTAGTGGTTTCAGATATGCAATTCAACGCTACTAATAACTATTGGCAAAGGTCAACAGATGTAGAAAATACGACTAATTACGAGGAAGCTAAGAAGAAGTTGAAGAGTGTATTCCCAGAAGAGTTTGTTGATGAGTTTAGATTCATATGGTGGAATTGTGCTTCTCGGCATACAGACTTCCCTGCAACAATTAAGGATGGCGGATGCTATTTCTTGAGTGGCTTTGATGGCTCTATTATTTCTTTACTGTTAGGTGGAGAAGAAGTAGATTCCGACACAGGAGAGAAGAAGAAATTAAGTATGGAAGAGTTAATGCATAAAGCACTTACTCAAGAAATTCTTAATTATATTGTAGTCGAATAAATAACTATCGGATGATGTAGAATTAATAATATTTTACATCATCCATAAAACAAACTTTTATGAAAAAGTGGGAAAAGATTTTTAATACAATGGTATACTCTACCCTACAATATCTAAATGATTATGGGATTAATAATATGATTTTAGGTATTTCTGGTGGTATAGATTCAACACTTGTAGCTGCTATTTGTCATGAAGTGGTAAAACGTTCTGATGGAAAGAAGAAGTTATTAGGCTATTCTCTTATGTGTTCCACCAATCAATCAGATGAAGTAAAAGCAGCAGAAATGGTTGGTAAATCTTTATGTACAGAATATCAAAGCATTAATATAGAAGAAGATTATAATACTATTTCAAGTAGTTTATCAAATCATTTCAAAGTAGATACACCAATTGCTAATGGTAATATTAAAGCAAGATTGAGGATGTTATATCTTTATCATTGTGCTTCAATTTATAAGGGTATAGTTATGGACACTGATAACTATAGTGAACACCAACTTGGTTTTTGGACGTTACATGGTGATGAAGGAGACTTTAATCCTATTGGCGAATTATATAAGACCGAAATATATGAATTATGCGAATGGCTTTGTACTAAATATTATGTAATTGATAAAGATATTATACAAGCTATAGAAGAGTCATATAAATTAACTCCTACAGATGGAAATGGTGTTAAAATGGGTGGTGACATGTCACAAATTGCTCCAGGTTTAACTTATAAAGAAGTTGATAGGATACTTTTTGAAACACAAATATGGGGGTGTACTAAGTATAATGATATCATTCTAAGAAGACTTTCTAAAGAAAAATGGTTTGATGAAGATATTATCAAAGGTGTTATTAATAGAGTTAAAAATAGTGCATTTAAACGCAGACATCGCCCATTAAAAATTGATTTAGAAAGTGGTCAAATAAGACAGCAAAATTGTAAATAATGATGATGGACTTATCACAAATAGAAGAAGTTTTTTCTGATAATAAAATTTCTGTAGGTAGTGTTAAAATAGCATTTTTAATAACTATAGGAGAGTATGTACCATACACGCTTAAAATAGATGAAAATAATTTAGAATATTATTATTCTATTAACGTAGATGATATGACATATTCTCCACATATAGAAGAAATTATTAATCTGTTGAAAGATGACGGATGGGCATTAACAGAAGATAAAAAAGAATTAGTCAAATATATTGATTATACTTCTTAAAAAAATATTACAATTCACATTTTTAATTTAAAAATATAAATAATATGACAAATGTTTTTTCAGTAGGTCGCTTGGGAAAGGACTCAGAGATTAAGAAGACAGGTAGTGGTAAGGATTTCCTTTCATTCACTGTTGCAGTAGACGAAAGACGTAAGGGTGAAACTGTTACAGATTGGTGGAACTGCTCATGGTATGGTGAGAACGCTATCAAGATGGCACAGTGGCTTAAGAAAGGTTCGCTTATCTCATTTAGTGGAGATTTTGCAGGTGCACGAATTTATCAGAATAAGAACAATGAGAATGTAGTCTCTTTGGACCTTATGATTAATAGTGTAAGTTTTGTGTCAACAGGTAAGGGCAATGGTGAGAATAATACTCAGCAGGCAACTAATACTGGTACTTTTGGACCTACACCTGCAGCAAACCCACAACCAACAGCTGCGCCTCAGCCTGCACCAGCACCTGTTAGTGATAATGATTTGCCTTTCTAATAGATTTAGAAAGAATATAAAATGAATGGGAAGTACTTGTGTACCTCCCATTTTTTGTTTACTCATAATGAAACATCTTTAAGCGATTAATCCAACCACTAAGAAAACGTTTTTGAGTTTTTTCTTTAATTTCCTTATCAGTAAGTTTCCTACCTAATTTATTTTCTAATGCAATAACACTATTTTCGGCTATATTTTGGAAATGTTTTAAACGACGATTCCATAATTTATCAAATAATTCTTTTTGATTTGGATAGTCATTAATTTTCATAAGCGTAAGTTTTCCAACAATGCCATCCGCTTTTAACTCAAGTATTTGCTGTGGTAATTTAATTCCGTTGATTCCACTCCCCCATAGCCAATCAACAACTAAATTAGCGATTGACTGATTATTAATTTTATCCGCCTGCCATTTGTTCCAGAATCTATTTTTGAAAATATCATCCCACTGTTCTTCAGTTATATTCTTTAAATCATTTATTGTTTTATTGTTACCATAAGTTTCTCTAAACGTTTTCAATGTAATACCATACATTGTTGCACCACCATTATCTACTGGGTCATCAACGAAACCACCTTCTGATTTTCTAATAATTGGTTTAAGTTTTCTAAAGTCTGCCATAATATTATTTTAAGATTTTTTATATATAAATATTTTGTTTTCTAACACTATTTTCGTAACTTTGTGACGTAATTTTAAAAATAATAAAGATGACAGTATCTAAAAAGAACAGTAGTAAAACTACAACAAAAACAAGAAAGTCAGAGAATATTCAAAATGTAGAAATATCAAATCTTCCAGCAAAGAGAATTGATGAAAACGGAAACGTTGATACTACTGGTTTGACTACTATTGAGAAGAAGCGGTATAGAGATATAACATCAAGCTTGGATGGAAAGAATCCTATGACTGTTATGTCTTATGGAGCTGATTTGCAAAAAGTAATGGATTCATATTCAAGCGAACTTCTCCAACACCAGATGTCATCAACTGTAAGCGGAGATACCTCAAAACTTATTAGTAAATTAATGGGTGAACTGGAGAATATTGATGTTAATGATTTTAAGACTCCTACACGCTTTAAAAAGTTCTTAATGTCATTTCCCTTCACTAAGAGTTTTGTTACCTCTGTAGCGGAAATAAAAGCGAAATATAATACAATCGAAAAGAACGTAGAGAATATCAAGCAAAAACTTGAAGCAACACGTACAATTGCTTTGCGTGACAACAATCTTCTTGAACAACAATTCATTAATAACAAAGATTACGTAAATCAGTTGGAACAATTGATTATTGCAGGTAAGTTCAAGGCGGAAGAACTGGAAGAAGAACTGAATACTATGCGTACCAACGGCTCTGATATGATTGAGATTAATGATACCAATAACTTTAAAGAAGCATTAGAAAAGCGTGTTACGGACCTTGTAATGCTACATCATGCTTTCAAACAATCATTATATCAGATTAGAATTATTCAGCAAACCAACCTGCAAGATGCAAATAATACAGAATCACAGGTTTTAATGCTGATTCCATTCTGGAAAAATCAGTTATCTCTAACAGTATCATTATATAACCAGCAGCAAAGTATTAAAGCAAAACAAGCAGTTTATGATGCTATTAACAAGTCATTAGTTAGCAACTCAGAAATGATGAAAATTCAATCAATAGAAGTTGCAAAACAGAATCAACGTACAGTGCTTGATGCTGAAACACTGATGAAAACAACAAGAGATTTAATTGAAACAATCCAAGGTGTACAAAAAGTACAGGAGGAAGGCAAAAAGAAACGTATGAATGCAGAATCAAAGATTATTGAATGCGAGAAACAAATGACTCAAGCAATTAATGAACTGACAAATAATAATGAAAGAATTGTGAGTCGAGAATTAATCGGTAATGAAAATTAAATAATAAATGAAATTGAGAAGAGAAATTAAAAAATTAATCTATGAACAACTTGATTTTGACCCACCAAGTACATTCTATCATAGTGATAAATGCAATCTAATTGAAGGAAAAGAATATCAGTTAATAGGAACTTCTTGTGAAGGGTTTGAAATGAAACCAAGAACATTTAAATTTATCAAATATATTCATTCGCATGGAGAAATTATCATTGATGGTGTAATAATGAAACAGATAGATGGAGATATAGGAATGCTCTTCTCATTATCCAAGAATGATTGCATCATATATAACATTCCATATGAAAGTAATCTTCAAATTTTTCCATTAACAATGAAATGGAAATTAAAGAATAAAAGAACAAAACCAAATAAAAATGTTCATGAAAGTTATTATTATGCTCAAAATAAAGCAAGAGAAATAATAAGACATGATATGGAATTTAAAAAAGCAACAGATGCATTTGATAAATTTACTTGGGAAGCCAATAAAGCATGGAATGAAATAAGAAAAAATAGTTATGAATAAACGTATGAATGATTTAATAAAAAAAAATTTCTAAGTTTTTTGAATAAAAATAGCAAATAGTATTGATAATAAAATAAATTTCCATATATTTATAGATGGATGATGGATGAAAAATAACCATACTGTTGCTTAAAGTAAAATTCTGTTTACTTTGAATTTTTAGGTTATTTTTCAATGTGGATTTTAATAGAAATAAGAAAAAGGAAAGCTAACGTCTGTGAAGATATTGGCTTTTCGCATTTTTTGAGAAAAAAAAGTTATCAAAATATTTGGTAGTTTCAAAAAAAGTTAGTATCTTTGCACCAGAATTAAGAAACAAGAGTTCTTTGAAAGAGAAATATTAGATTTGTCAAATATAAATAGAGGTTATGTACAGCACTTATATTCATATTATTTATTTATTTATCTTCTGATGCAGTAAGTTTTATAGACTTATTCGAGTTGGAAATTACTTATAATCCCGTAACCTAATTTAGTTATCATATAAAAAATAGAAAAAATGAGAATTATTATTATCTTGCTTATCATTCTAATTTTGATATCATTTGGTATATTTATAAATGGTATGCGAAATTCTAAACGTAGAATATTGCATGATGTTATTGAAGATAATGAACATGATGATAAAATGCGTAAACATTCAAACCGTAGAAAAAAAGTTACTATCATAGAAGAGATGCCAGATAATAATGATAACACGGTGGAGTAGCTCAACTGAATAGAGCAACGGCCTTCTAAGCCGTGGGTTGCGAGTTTGAGTCTCGCCTCCATCACATCATAACTCAATTTTTACCACAAGTTAGATTTGTTTCTGCATGTGGTATTTTTTGTATAAAACAATACACAATTATCAATAAATTCCAAGTATTCATTCAAAAACTTTTATATATTGATAAAAAAATCAACTTATCATATATTTATAATAAAAAATAAATTTATGAACGGATTTGAAAATTGGATAAAAGATATTTGCAAAAGAAAAAAAATGAAACTAAAAGATGTTTCAACAAAAATGGATGTTGAGCCAGCTTCTCTAACAAGAACATTAAAAGGTGGAAATCCAAGATTAGACACTTTAGTAAAGTTAGCTGATGCTTTAGAAGTAGAAATAACTGCTTTAATTCCACGGGAAATTAAACAATAATTAAAAAAATATTTACAGAATAAGTAACTTTTGATACATAGGTTATATTTATATTAAAATTCATATAAAAAATGATACGTACATCAAATAAACAAAGTAATCAGTATAACATGTTTGTTACATCCAACAAGTATGATAATGATGCTATGTTTTTTGAATACGACATAAATAATAATAATAGTATTTCAACAATACGGAATTTATATGAATGTATAACCTAAATTAAAAAGGATTTTTGCACTTACTTCACTAAATATATTTCCAAGCTGTTGAATAAACTTAAAACAAAAGTTGATTTAGCAGCTTTTTTAGTACATTTACAATTAGACAATAATGACAGTAGACAACCTTACACCATTATTAAATGGTCATGCAGAATTAAGATGTGTCATAGAAAAGAAAATAGCAGCATACAAAATTATAGCTACTGATGGACATGAATACTTAATGGATATAGATATTAGTGACAAGAAAGAGGTTAAACCTCAAAAATGCATAAAATGTGAATATATTAACGATTTACTAAGGAAAATCAATCAAAACAATGATTTTATAAAAATAAAATAAAAAAAATCACTGAAAATTTTGGTGGTTTCAAAAAAAGTTAGTATCTTTGCATCACAATTAAGAAATAAACGTTCTTTGACTTATTGGAACAACAGATGCGCTCATAGCTCAGTTGGTAGAGCACAGCACTTTTAATGCTGGGGTCCTGGGTTCGAGCCCCAGTGGACGTACAACTGAAAAAAATAATAGGTAGTCGTACTACCGAATTTACGCTTGTGGACTATCCTCTTATGGATGACTGATTGTAGCAATACAATGTACTAAAAAGTAATGATAGAGTGAAGCAAGAAATAAAATATACATTAAATCAATAGATTTTTTGTAAAATTTTATATACGATTAGCTAAGAATGATGCTAAGTGTAATTTTAAACAAAACTATTTCAGTAATTGATAGAATCTATTAATTTGTAGATTATTGATAGCTACGTTGGTAACGTTACAACCAAATTATCTCCTATTACATATAGGAGAATCACAGTGCATTAGTTCAGTAGGTTAGAATACTGCCCTGTCACGGCATAGGTCACGGGTTCGAGTCCCGTATGCACTGCAACCACCTCACTTAGCTCAGTTGGTTAGAGCGACGTTACTAAATTTTTTCCTATATGGAAAAGAACAGCAAAGTTTAAAATTGACTTGTAATCCGTGAGTCATCGGTTCAAATCCGATAGTGAGGTGGACTTTTATTAGGGGATATAAATCTGCTAAATGAGAAATAGAGTTCTTGTAACCGTGTTACGAGATAAACTCTTAAAACAAGTTGATGATGACGCTTTTGAGCCAAGGTCACTTAGTCGTGACAAGGTTAAGGAAGTATTATTATCGTTTCGAAGAAGCCTATCAAAGATAGGTAGTGAATGTATAGAAAGTAGCAACACTACTTTTGACTATATTTAATTCTTCGGATGGAGCAGCGGTAGCTTGTAGGGCTCATAACCCTAAGGTCGGGGGTTCGATTCCCTCTCCCCGAACTATTTAGGAAACAAACAGCAGATTTTCTCTTTTTTATGGAATAAAAATAATATTGTTTCCTGTACTTTGAGATATAGTGTAATTGGCAACACAGTTGATTTTGGTTCAGCTATTATAGGTTCAAGTCCTATTGTCTCAACTATGCTTTAGTAGCTCAGTTGGTTAGAGCACCTGACTGTTAATCAGGGTGTCGCAGGTTCGAGTCCTGCCTGAAGCGCATAATTATTGCAGGATGTAGCAGAGGTAGCTTTTAGGGCTCATAACCCTAAGGTCGGTGGTTCGACTCCACCTCCTGCAACCATTCTGGAGAGTTGGCTGAGTGGCTTAAAGCGCTGGTCTTGAAAACCAGAGGGCAGTAAAATGCTCCAAGAGTTCGAATCTCTTACTCTCCTCTTATATTGGAGATTTAAGCCTAATTGGTAAGGCAGCAGTTTGCTAAACTGCCAGTAATCGTAGTAATATGGTGTATAGGTTCGAGTCCTATAATCTCCGCCTTATTTAAGGACTTGTAGCTCAGTCGGTTAGAGCAGCAGACTCATAATCTGAAGGTCCCTGGTTCAAGCCCAGGCTGGTCCACTTAAAAAATAAATAATATGTTAACAACAATATTAAGTTTATTACTTGGAATTATTATTGGAGTTATACTTTTCCCAATTGGAATATTTTTAAGAGCAAAAAAATCAGGTTGGGATGACAGTAATGTTTTTAATATTTTTCATGTATTATTTCATTTGGCATTACATCCAGATGATTTCACAAAAATGTATTACAAGGATGGAAATAAACCATTCTGGTATCTGACGAAAGATGAGTTCTCAGAAGTTTTAAGAATAAGACCAACTTCAGATGATTAGTTATTAATTTTAAAATAAAACATATATGAAGAGAATTGTTACGTTTATTGCTACTGCAATCTTTGCTATAACAGCATTAACAAGCTGTTCGTTTACAAACCCATCATACGATGAAGAAGTAGCTTTAAAGATGAAGCCATGGTTTGTTGGTAGTACTGGTGTAGACCCTACTCCTGTTAATGACTTAACATGTATTGCATGGACAACATCAGCTGTAAGTTTTTATATTCTTCCTCAAAAGGTGGAGTTCAAGTTCGATGACTTGCTTTCAAACGATAACACACCTTTGGATGTAAGCATGTATATGGTCTTACAGGTTCAGAAAGGACATACTCCTGAATTGTTGCAAAACTATGGTGAAGACTGGTATAAAACATTCATTGAACCATATTTCAAGAATAAGGTACGTGAATATGTTTCTACGTGTTCTCCATTTGATTTGATGAGCAATCGTGAAGTACTTAATAAACTTGACACTGAAATTGCTAAGTCAATGAGAATTTATATTCAGCAACTTTCAAAGACAAGAGGAAACTTCCCTGTTACTATTCAGCAAGTTACTACAGATAGAGTTATGCCTAACAAGGAACAACTTGATGAAATGAACAAGACAGCTGCTGCTATTCAAGCAAAGCAGACACAGGAGAAGAAGGCTGAAATGGAGTTAGCAAGAGCCAAAGCTGAAAAGAATAAGGCTATTGCAGATAAGGCTTATATGAATGAATTGGCACTTTCTCCACAGCAGTTTATTCAACTTCGTGCATGGGATGTTATTGCAAGTAAGCAAGGTGCGAATATTGATGTACTTGTTGGTTCTGGTGAGACACCTATGTGGAACATCAAGCAAAAGTGATAATTAAATAATTAATGGCTGGATGAGCAAGATTGGTTTTGCAACTGATTTGTACTCAGTAGGTTGTGGGTTCGAGTCCCACATCCAGCTCATAATGGGTGGTAGCTCAGTCGGTAGAGCAGTGGCTTGAAGGTCCATGTGTCGGTGGTTCTATTCCACCTCATACAACTAATAATGCGAACAAGGAAAAATATATTATTATGGTAGTTTCCAGAGTGGTCAAATGGGGCTGACTGTAAATCAGCTGCTTATAGCTTCGGTGGTTCGAATCCGCCACTACCAACATTAAAAAAATGTAATTTGCGAACGTAGCATAATGGTAGTGTTCTAGCCTTCCAAGCTAGGTGTGACGGTTCGATTCCGTTCGTTCGCTCATTTTTTATAGCCCAATCGACAAGTGGTTAAGTCGCTACTCTTTCACGGTAGAGTCACGGGTTCGAATCCCGTTTGGGTTACTAATTTTAATGTTGTTCCAATAAGCAAAAAATATATATTCAACAAAATATTATGGATACAAGTTTTATTACTATTATTATTTGTATTATTGTTGGGATTTTGTCTGTAAATTATATCAAAAATACTTTTAAAAAATGATAGTACAAGATTTAAAGATAGGTTATACGGTTTGTACAGTGACAAGTTTTGGTAGACTAACTATGCCAATGTACATTGCAGGCATTCTTAATGATGGCACTATTTATCTTGACTTCGATAATAACGAAGGAGATATGTGGGAAGTTGATATTAAAGATATTGCACCTGTTAGAATTGACGAAGACATATTAAATGATTTCGGATTTAAACGTGAATTAAATACAGAAACACCTACATATAAAGTTCCAGATAGCACTATAGAAAGCTATATAGTTGCTACGGATAATGAATGTACGTCTTTTTGGCTGACTAATGCTTGCAATGGAAAAGATACAGATAGTTCTGAAGGTAGCAAGACATTCAAGTATTTACACGAATTGCAGGAATTGTTTTATCAAAAATTCAATAAATTATTACTTATCAAATAATGAAATTATTTGGGTCTCATAATAGTTTAAGTTTTCTTAAACCAAAGAAGTGGTATATGTATCCATTTATATTTACCGCTAAGTGTCAAAAAGTCAACTATAAAAAACAATACGAAAATTATAATATTAGAGTTTTTGACCTTAGAGTATGGTTTGACAATGATGGTAACTTAGAAGTAAGACATGGAGCAATGGTATACAATATTGACCTAAATGGAGTATATGAGTTTTTACATTATCTTAATGGTAAAAAAGATACTTATGTGAGAATTATACTTGAGGAAGATAATTTATCAAAGAGAGAGAAAAATTCTGCTTGGAAAGAAATACTGTTTGATAAGTTTTGTAGTTCTATTGAAAGTTTATTTACCAATGTTTATTTCTTTGGAGGACGAAGAAAGTATGATTGGGTACGAATACATGATTTCAAACATGATGATATTCCTCTTTTAGATTTATATTCAAGTACCACAAGGTTTTTTGGTAAAGCAGTGTTTAAAAAAGGTATCAATATGATTCTGAATATAGCAGATGATTGGTACCCTTGGCTGTATGCGAGATTTCACAATAAGAAAAATTATATAGAATATATCAACAATGATAAAGAAGAATGTCTTATGTATGATTTTGTAAATATTAGATAACATATGAAAATAGGATTCTTACTGGGTAGTTTCGACCCGATACATATTGGTCATGTTCAAATGATTAATAGTGTTCTGAATAGTGGCTTTGATAAAGTTATAGTTGTACCAACTGTTCAGAATCCATGGAAGGATTCTAAAGCTACTGATTTTGCTTATCGTTGCCAAATGATAGAGAATGCAATTTCACATTTTGGAGATAAATGCTGCCTTTCTAAGGATGAATTATTGGTTGATGGTACAAACTATTCATATAAAGTATTATCGCTTCTTAGAGAGAAATACAAAGACAATGAGTTATTTATCATAGCTGGTTCTGATTGTGTTAATGACATACCGAAATGGAAAAATTATAATTCAGATATAGAACCATATTTTTCTATTGCTGGATTAAAAAGAAATAAGACGGATGAAATTCCAGATTATGCGATACCAATAGAACAAGATATTGTTATTCCTATTTCCTCGACATACATAAGACGAATGGTAAAAGAAAAGAAAATTTTTTTTCCATATATAAATGCTGAAAATGAAAAGTTGATAAAAAAGTTGAATTTGTATCATTAACATTTTATTGAACGAGAAATACATATTCATCTACATTTTTTCAAACAACTTTGACTTTAATCAAGAATAATAGCATTTTTATAAAATAGGCATATCAAAAACGATATATATTAAATTCAACAAATATATATTATTGCAAATGAGTTGATTAACAGCTTAATTTGGAAATAATTAGAAAAAATAGTGAAGTAAGAATTATGTTGAATTTATTAAAAAAGACATTCAAGTGGTATTGTAATAGAATGGAAAAAGCTTATGGTAATGTTATCCAAGCAGGTCTTACCCCTTGTATGTAACAAGACAAAAAGTAAAGAGTGGTTAACAACCACTCTTTTTTTTATTAATTTATATTCAAGTATTTTTGAGTTATCTATCAGAATACATTATTTTAATATTTGTTAACTATGATTATTTGGCTAAATAAAAACATTTAGTTAACTTTGCAATCGTTATTTTAAAAGATGATGAAATAAAAAAATGAGTAGATTAGACATAAATATGATGTGTGATAGAGATTTTTTGAAAGTAAAATGTAATTTAAAAGTTTGTTTATCAATAAGTTATAGATAGTCTATTGTTAGTAACACTTTACCGCAAGGTAATCACAACGAGTGTATATTTTAAGTACCCCCCTTTATTATTGTTAGTAACACTTTACCGCAAGGTAATCACAACGACGTAAGAACAATATTGGCTCGATTCTTAAATGTTAGAAAACTTATACTGCAAGGTAATCGCACACATTGAGTTAAATCAAGAAATTCATCAAAAAGATAACTTTATATATTAATTTTATAAAATAATTTGTATAATTGAAATAAATATAATATATTTGCAAAGTGATTTTGAAATCACATAATAATAACGGTTGAGGATGTTACTCTGATACCAATTTTTAATTAAATATTTAAAATAAAATGAAGGCTTTAATTTTAATGTTCACAGCTTGCGTAGCACTTACTTTTGCTGCATGTGGTAATAATGTAAAGACTAATACAACTCAGAAGGATTCTGATACGACTGTAGTTGATAGCGTTGATACTGTTACTGTAGATTCAGTTGTTGCAGATTCTATCGTGAAGTAAGTTTTTTTGCAACTTATGTTCAATATAGCTTTGAACAACATTTTAGCCTTGGTTATTCCAAGGCTTTTTTGTTTTTATTAACATTTTATTTTTGGTAGTAAAATATTTTGCTTGTATCTTTGCATTATAAAAAGATTAACATGAATAGATTCGATTTAAATTTATCAAAACATGCCATTCAAGAGATACTTGATGCAAATGGGTATGAGATTAAGACATTATTAGTATATTATAGTCCTTTCAGCGAAGATTATGACTGGGAAGAAAGAAACACATTTAAGTTATATAGAGATTATGCATTCAAGAAGAATGATATGCCAGAAGAAGCAGAGCGTGAAAAGCCAAATTTAGAAGACTTAAAAGAATATGAGTTAGACAACGTTTTGAATAAAATAATAACTGAATCAATAGTAAGAATATGTTTAAACTAATTGTTTGTACAAATTTGGTTGGTGCTATTGGAAAAGATAACAAATTACTATATCATATTCCAAATGATATTGATAATTTTAAACGATTCACCGATGGTAACACAGTTATTATGGGGATGAATACTTATTTATCTTTACCAAATCAGAAACCGCTTAAGAATAGGGTCAACATTGTCATTACGCCTAATCCAAAATTATGTACAGAAAAATTTGGAGACACAAGTGTACACTTCGTTAATTCAATTAACGGTGCAATTACTTTAATGCGTCATCTGAATATAAAGAATGAAGACGTATTTGTGATTGGTGGGTCTTACACTTTTCATTCTTTTTTAGATGAGAATCTTATAAGTGAAGCGTATATCACGCTGGTGGAAGATAGAACAAAAGGAGATAGTTATTTATCTCTACATAATTTTTCAGATAGTAACTGGAAAAAGATTTACGAATCAGGTTTTCAAAGACACCAAGACTTGAAATATAAATTTTTAATATATAAGAATGTTGGCAATGAATAAAGAAGAATTGAAATTTAATTGTAAATCTATATCCAATTTATTCATATCTCAATATTTGGATAAAATCAATAAAAGTGATAAATTTTTATTAGGATTTCATACGGTTGACAATAAAATAAATTACAAAGAAACAACTAGTGAAAAATTGTCGAATGATTTATATGATGCTTTTTTAGAGAGTAAAAATAAATATAAAGCAATTGATATTGTAGTTGAGAATAAAGGTTTAAAAACTGTTTTAAACAGTATAGATATAAAACGATGAGGTTAATAGTTATATCAGCTGTTGTTATTTCAACAATATTATATATACATCTACGTATTACACAATATGTAAGTGCACTTGTGTTTAAAAATGAAGAAAGTGGTCTTAGTGCTATCTCCAACCTAATATTAGTATTCTTGATGATAATCTCATGGATACTATATCTCTATTATAATTTGTAGAATGAATTATTCCAAGAAAATATTAAATCCATTAATCACCAAACTCAATATAAACACAGAAGAGGATAACACCTTTCAAGAACTGATTTATTTGACTCAGGATAGCCCAAATTATCAATTATGGGCAGTTAATACAGTGTATTCAAAATATTGTACTGTAGAGGAAATAAAGAGTATTTTAGAATGGTCTAAGTTACATAAACACTTAATATGCCAATTAAGTAAGCATACTATTACTGCTTATACATCTCGTTATGCAATTACAATTTTAAAGAAAGAAATAAAGAACATTCAGCTAATTGACGATGTTAAATCTTTCATTAATAAATTCAATACAATACAGAGAAATCTATTGAAAGAATATCTAAATTTAGAGAATTGTTCGATATTAAATATTAGTAAAGAAAGAGAGTTAAAGAAATGGAATAAGATATTTACAAAACTTCAGAACTTACCAGAAGAACAATTAAATAACTTTATTTCTACATGTTCTTCACTCCATGATATTACGGAACTATTAGATGCATTCACTTGGTGTATGGATTTAAGTTACAATTGGAATAAAAAAGATTTCATAAGTTTTGTTACCAAATCAACACCTCACTCTCCTATTGTGTATAACAAGGATAATGTAGTTATAGTACATGTAACATCACATAAAGATTGTAACAGATTAGTGGGAAGTGAAGGACGTACCAAATGGTGTTTCAATTGCAATAAAACGTGCTGGGAATCGTATGTGAATGATACCAATAGTAAACAATACTTCTTATTCGATTTCTCCAAGAAAGAAGGTGAAGAAACATCCCATATAGCGTTTACAATTAATAAAGAACTCGGCCTCACAGAAGCATATACAACACATAATTTAAATATCATAGAACATGGTAATGATTATGTCAATGAAGTTTTCAATGAAAAAGGAATTAATATAAGTGACTTTATAACTTTAGAACAACCTATTGGTTATAAATGGGAAGAAGAAAGCATAAAAGAGATGTTAGAAGATAATGAAAAGGTTAAAGTAATTAATAGTGATAATAATAGGTTACTTATAAGTTCAAAAAATTACGAAGTATCACAAAGATTAATACAACATACAATTCTATATAAACATTTAATAAAAGAGACACTACATAGAAAGTTATATTTTCTTTATGATTTTAACCTTAAAGAAGATGACCCTAACGCATTAATATGTATTAAAACAACATTATCGTCTAATGGTAAAGAAGAGTTTTTGATGGCATTTAATCAATGTTATCTAAAAATAGACGAAGAATATTTAAAAGAAAAACATGTTGAAATTAAAAATATTAGCACTGCTGAATAAATATTATTCAGTGGTGCTTTTTTTATAAAAAAAGTTACTAAAAGTTTGTTAAATCAAATAAATTTATGTATCTTTGCATAGATAAAAAAAGTTTTATGAATAATGATAAAAAGAAATGGTTAGACGAAACATGTAGTTTAACATATAGAGATATATTTAATATCCTTAAAGATTCTTTGGAAGAAGATACTTCTATAGAAGAAGATAAATGTATTGCTAATTCATTTTTATATATAATGAATATATATAAGGAAAATACAGGTAATTTCCCATACTAATTAATAAAAATAAAATAGATAAATGAGTACAAACGGAAGTAAATTCTTTACTGCTATGGTCATTGGTGAGGAACCTGATAAGTTGATGAAGAAATATGATAAATCCTTAAAAGTTGAACCATACATTAAATACAAGTATCTTGATGCAAAAAAGATGCAGAATGCAACTATTAAATCTATCGAAGCAATTTTGTCAGACCCTAAAAAATTCGGACTTAATCAATTTAATGTTGATATGTTAACCGAAAGAAAAAAGGTTATAAGCAATATGACTTCTTTTGAATACTACCAAAATATCACTGATGGTATGTTTTATGATGAAGATGGTAATGCTATATGCGAAGATAATCCAAATGGTAAATGGGATAATTGCTCGTTAGGTAAAAATTTTGCCATTCCATTATTAACAAAAGACGGTAAGGAAGTATATCAAGCAAGAAATAAAGATATCGATTGGGATAAAATCATTACACGTGACCAGACATTATATAATGCAACATGGGAAATGATTGTTGAGGGAAGAGACCCAGAAACACCAGAAGAAACTACTATCTATCACGCAATGAGTGATAAAAAAGATTATTTCTCAAACTTTAAAAATAAAGAAGATTACGTAAGTTATTCATGTTCTTATTGGAATTATGCTTATGTTGATGAAAATGGTTGGAAAGACGTGGATGACAAGGGAAAAGAACAAGAATGGCTTAGAAACTTTTACAAGACTTTTGTAAAACCCCTTAAACCAGATGACCTTGTTAGTATATACGAATATAGTAGAATAAATTAACATATATTAATATGAAATTCTTGACGAAATAAAATAAAATAATTATCTTTGCAACATAACTTTTAAAAACATAAAAAATGGAAGATTTAGTTACAAAGCAACTTAGAAAACGTTTCGTCAAGGATTTTAACCTACCTATACAAGTAATACAAGACCCTTACTTTATAGAACGCCTTGAACTATGCGGTGCTATTCAAGATTATAATAATCTTCTTGAATACATCGAGTCCAATTATGGCGGTAGTTATAGAGCATTCTTAGATGCTTATGCACAAATAAGAGACGAAATTGTTACTTCATGTTATAACTCGGAAGCTTTTAAAAAGTTCAACAATAGTGATATTAAAGCCGTGCATCCATTGGTTCCACAACGGAATTTGTATACAGAAGAACAAGATGGAAATAATTTTGTAAGTGTTGATTTAAAGAAAGCAAACTTTCAAGCACTTAAATATGTTAATTCTGAAATAGTGCTTAATACGGACACGTATGAAGATTTTATAGGTAAGTTCACTGATAGTGAATATATTAAGAAATCAAAATACACAAGACAAGTTATTTTTGGAAAACTGAATCCAAAAAAGACTATTAATATAGAGAAACGTATTATTAATGAAATATATAAGACGCTTAACGATAAGTTCAATCTGACTGACTATTTAGAGCCATATTCTATGCACACAGATGAAATTATCTATAAAGTGAAAGATAAAAATAATAATACCTTAACTGATTTACTGTGTGATAAATCTTTAATGATGATGGAACAAATTATTAAAGATACACTTGGTTTTGAAGTACGTATTAATTATTTCACTCTTAAATTACACCAGTTCAAACTTGCTACATCAGAAGCAAAAGTAAATGCGTTCACTAAATTGAATCAGGTAACAAATGAAGTGTCTTATGTGTGTATTCCATCAACTTACTATCCACAGATTTACAAATTAATTAATGGTTTAGATGTAACTAATAATGACCTTGTTTTTTATTATGAACATGAATTGGCAACATTCTTAAATCCATTGGTAAAAGTAAATAATAATAATAATGAAATTTGAAATAAAAGATAAAAAGATAGCAAAAACCATCAACACAATACGTGCACTTATCAAAGGAACCAAATTTGAAGGTGTTACGTATGTTGTGGGTGGATTTGTACGTGATACGTTAATGGGAGAAACGTCTAACGATTTAGATATTGTAGTCAATCTCCCGTCTGGTGGGATAGATTTAGCGAATACTTTAACAGAATTGGATAAAAGTCATAGTGATTCTAATCCTGTTGTATATCCTAAGTATTGTACTGCAAGTTTTCATTTAAAGAATAATTACGAATGTTCTGATATTGTCATTGAAAGTGTGGAAACTCGAAAAGAACAATATCACTCAGAATCACGTAATCCAGAAACTTGTTTTGGAACTTTGGAAGAAGACGCTTTCAGAAGAGACCTGACTATTAACGCATTATATTACAATATATCAACAGATAAAGTAGAAGATGTTACTGGAAAAGGGCTTGATGATTTGAAAAATAATGTTATCAGAACTACAAATGACAGCCCTGATATTGTTTTTTATGATGACCCTTTACGTATCATGAGAGTCATTAGATTTGCAAATAGATATGGTTGGAATATAGAAGATAAAACATGGCAATCACTTCAACAAAATGCTTCCAGAATAAAGATTATTTCCAAAGAAAGAATATGTAACGAATTGAATAAGATAATTGCCAACAAAGAGTGTATTGATGGCTTGCGTTATTTAAAAAATAGTGGCATATTATGTTATATTCTGCCAGAAGTGTTCGAACAATGCTTTGTACCAGACATAGAGAATTTTAATAGTATATTTGATAGGATAATAAATATCTGTAATCAATCACCTAATAATTTATATACACGTCTTTCAATATTACTCTCATTTTGTAAGTCAAATAGTGAATGCGAAGATATTTTATCGACACAAAAATATCCTAACGTAGTTATAAAGAACGTAACCAATTCTCTATACGGTAAAACTTTTAGAAAAGAGAATGAAGATTTAGAAATTTCTTTACGTAGATTATATAAGAAATGTGACCAGAATATAGATAATGCATTATGGGTGTATAGAGTTGTTACAGATGAAGAAACTTATGCCGAAACTGTAAATACGTGGCTAAAGATAAAAGATAGTGCTAAAATTTATCTTCCGATAGATGGCAATGAAATTTTCTCGTATCGTACAGATATTACAGGTAATGACAGAAAGTTACTTATAGACTATCTACACGAAGAACAATGTAAGAATCCAGAATTGACAAAAGAAGAGTGTGTTGAATTAATTAAAAAATATCAGATAAAGAAAACTTATGGCAAGGATTGAAATAGAATATGATGAGTATGAACGATTAGAAAAAAGTGTGAAAGCACTTCAAGATAACGTTTATACATTACAGAACGAAATCAATGAGAAAAATAACTTAATTGACAGTTATAAAGAAACTCTTAAAGATATTAAAGAAAGTACACTTATTGATAGAGTTCTAAATTGGAAAGATTATTTGAATGATATTAATGAATTAATTTAAAAAATATATAATAAAACTTGGTAGATTAAAAAAATTATTTGTATCTTTGCAGAGTAATAAAAACTACATCGGCAGGGAATGTCGATTACACGGGTGGAGAGGAAGGAAGGAAGGAAGAAGTAACCAATCGTAAAGTCGTTCTTCTGTGAAGTCCGAAGCACACAAGTATGACAAATGTGTGTAGTCCACTTATTATTCGTCTTATAAATAAAAAGAATTGATGATATTAATAGTAGGTAAATATTTTGAACAAAAAATTAAGATTTTATAAAATACTTTAGATATAGAAACAAAAAAAATAAACTATGTTACGAGCAGTGAAAATTAGATTATATCCAACAGCATGCCAAGCAACACAAATTAATAAGTTGCTTGGTTGCTGCCGTGTTGTGTATAATCAAGCACTTGACCGTAAAATAAAACAATATAAAGAACATAGCATTACCGAAAACAGAGCTACTCTTGGTCGTTGGTTTCATCACGAACTATTAACTAATTCAGATTTTGATTACTTAAAAGAACAAAATACAAGAGTTCTTAAACAAACTATAAATGATATGCTAACAGCATATAAATATTTCTTTGAAAGACAGACTGGTTTTCCAAAGTTTAAATCAAAGCATGATAATAAGCAGTCTTGCAGATTTGATATTGGTGCTATCTCAAAAAGAAACGTTTATACCAGCTATAAGCTATCATTAGCTAATATAAGGAATATTAAATTCAGATGTAGCAAGAAATATGCAGAGTATTTGGAGAAGCATAAAGCAAACATAAGACAAGCAACATTATCTAAACTACCGTGTGGTGAGTATCATTTATCTATCTTAGTTGATGGTGATTTAACACATAAAGGAATACAAGATACGGATAAATGTATTGGTATTGACCTTGGGGTGAAGGACTTTGTTATCACATCTGAAGGCGAAGTGTTTGATAACTTACATTTCAAGAAAAATGAAATGAATAAGTTAAAGAGACTACAAAGACAGTTAACAAGAAAACAAAAAGGTAGCAATAACCGAAATAAAGCAAGAATTAAATTTGCAAAAGAAAACAAAAAAATAAATGACAAGAAACAATACTATTTGCATGCAGTTTCCAATTCACTGATTAACGAAAACCAAGTTATCTGTATGGAAGACTTAAATGTAAAGGGAATGATGAAGAACCATAAACTTGCATCAAGCATATCAGAAATGAATTTTGGAGAGTTCCGAAGGATGCTTGAGTATAAAGCAAGGTGGTATAACAGGAAAATAGTATTTGTTGATAGGTATTATCCTTCAAGTAAGACATGCAGCCACTGTGGGTATAAGTACAAAGACTTAACACTGAGTGTTAGAGAATGGACTTGTCCAGAATGTGGTACAAGGCATGATAGAGATATTAATGCAGCAATGAATATCTTGCATGAGGGAATGAGAATAATAGGTAGCAGTACTACCGAATATACGCTTGTGGACTATCCTCCTATGGATGACTGATTGTTGTAAAATGCAATGTACTAAAAAGTAGTGATAGGTTGAAGCAAGAAGCTAATAAAGAACAAGGTTTAACCATGTTTGAATTTTAGCATACTGTCCTTGGGAAAAGTGTATTAAGATTAGTGATGATATAGGTAAATACATGGGAGAACCTAAAGAATTTGGTAAAGCCATGAGTGACTTACACTTATCTGAATAATTTGGCACAGATATTGTAATAACGAAAGAAAAAATAATTTATTAATAAAATACATAAAGTTATGAGATTAGAAGATTTAATTTTTACGAGTCCAAAAACTCTTGAAGATGTATTTAAAAGTGTTTGGGAAATGGATAAAAAGAAAGATTTACATAAAGGTGTAAAGAGTGCTTGTGAAACAGGTTTCGATAAAACCTGTGGAGGCATTGGCTCATTATTGGGTTTGAAGAAAAAGTGGAATGAAGATGATACCACATATTCGTTTGTTGTGGATTATAATCAGGAAACTGAAATTATTAATTATAAGGTGTTTAAGGACGATTTGTTCGTAAATGTATCGTCAAAAAATGATACAGATAGTTCTTATTACATGCTTTCTATCCCTGAAGATGCACGCAACTCTAAAATTCACAATGAATATAATGAGATTGATAAAACAATGAAGTTTACCGTGGCAAAAGATATGTCTTCAAAGCGTAAACAGGAATATGAAAAGATAATGCAGGATTATCGTCAGAAACTCAAGGAAGTTGAAGGACTCAAGAAGAAGGAAAGTGAGTTGAACGAGTTACGAAAAAAGTTGTCTGAGTTTAATCAAAATTAATAATATGATTCACCATGTAAATGGAAATTTATTGGAGAGTGATGCGGAAGCCTTGGTTAATACAGTTAACTGTGTTGGCGTTATGGGCAAGGGCATTGCTCTCCAGTTTAAGATTAAATTTCCTAAAAATTTTGAACTTTACAAAGAAGCATGTAGTAAAAACGAAGTAAGTGTCGGTAAAATGTTCATTACAGAGGAAAATGCTACATTATTTACTGACAAGAAAATTATCATCAATTTCCCAACTAAAACGCATTGGAAATATCCTTCTGAATATTCTTATATCACCAACGGTTTGGACGCTTTAAAAAGAGAAATTGTTCAAAGAAAGATTAAATCAATCGCTATTCCTGCACTTGGATGTACCAATGGTAAATTAGATTACAATAAAGTTCACCAAATGATTCTTGATAAATTACAAGATTTAGAATGTGAGATTTATCTATATGAACCATTAAATTAAATAATGTTAAAAAACGGAGCTATTATTTGGTAGTTCCGTTTTTTATTTATATCTTTGTATCAGAAAAATTAATATTAAATCAATAAAGAAATGGAAAAAGAAGAATACGTTTTTGAATCAACCATTTTTAGTCCGTCTAAGAATGAGACAGAAACAGTTAGTACAACAAGCGGTTTTAAAGAATATTACTATTAAAGTTATGGAGAGATTTAAAATATTATTTATTGGAGTTATAGCTTTGTTAACTTTAGCTTCATGCACTTCAGATTATTTTTATGATGATTATTATCGCCATGATTATTATCACGACACACCAACCCCTCAAATAATGATAGGTAGATGGGTTAACGAGGATTATACTTCACCATATAAAGTAATAAAACTATATCGTAATGGTACATACAATATAGTTTATAAATCAAATGTTTTTACATCAACACTCACTGGTAGATAGTATTTCATAGATAGGTACTTATACTTCGAAGGCGATGTGAGAAGCAAACTATATGTTTATTCTTTAGAATATCCGCAATTAAACCTTTCTAATGGTTCTATTTGGAGAAAAACAGGATTGGATGGATGTTGAATATTTTTTAAGGAAATATTGTTAAATTAAAAATATTATAAAGTTATGAAGTTATTTACTAAATTCACAGTTCTTTTATTTACATTAGTGCTCACATTTACATCTTGTAATAAAGATGACATATCACAAAACTATGCACATCCAGATTTTATAGTTGGAACATGGTTCCAGCAAGGTGGGGAAAACCATATAACGTTTGAATCCAATGGAAAATATAATAAGTTGATTAAATCAAAACGTCAGTTTATAAGTAGTGACGGTGAGTGGGGACAGAAAGGGCTTTATATTTATCTTATCAGGTATAATCACGTGGTGGATAGTTTGGAAATGTTGTCAGACAGACAGATTCAGGACTCAAAGGGAAATAATTATACACGTTAAAAAAATATAGTTATGAAAAAGATTATTTTCTTATTAGTATTGGTATCATCATTGATTTTGTCATCTTGTAAAAAAGCAGGTACTCAAGTACAGACAGGTGGTGAAAAACATGATTTTGATGTACAATTTCTATTTGAGACTGATGGTGTAAAAGTATATCGCTTTTTTGATGGTGGCGATTATATTTACTTTACCAACACCAGTGGTACTACTTCGTATATGACTGGTAGTAAATTTAGGGAGAGAAAGACGAGTCTTAATAACAGATTAGAAAACAATGACAATGATTAAAGATAAATTAGATGAACTGATTAATAATGCTACTAAATCAGGAAATGTTAATGCAAGAAGAATACTTAAACTCTTCAAAGCAGAACTTATTGATTATACTTTAAGAGAAATTAAAGATTCTGATATTCCGCTTCCAGAAGGTGTAACATCTGAAGAACTTAAAGAATATATCATTAAGAAGAAGAAAGAAATGAGAACAGTTACAGAATCAGTAGAAGTAGATATTCTTCAAAAAATGATTAAGAAGCTTAATGATGAGTTAGCTTATGCTATTAGATTGAATAGAACGCAGATAATAGATGATGTCAAATCTCAAATCAGTGTACTCACTAAACTCCTTCCACCTCCTCCCACGGAAGAAGAAATAATAGAATATTTAGATGAAAATTTTCCTTATGGTTTCACTAAGAAAGAAATTAAGTATACAATAAATGCTGTTAAGGAGAAGTTTATGAACGCTGATGGAAGTGCTGTAGCAAAGTTGTGTATCCGATTAGCAAAATAATAGAATAAAAAAATGAATAGAAGTTCTGTAAAATGATGATTTATAGTTATTTTTTAATTTTAAAATCATATATAAATACTTATATATCAGTCACTTATACATAGCCTACTGTTAGAAACGTTAAACCGAAAGGTAATCACAACAACTTGAATGCAGTCATTAATATGAAGACAACTGTTAGAAACGTTAAACCGAAAGGTAATCACAACGTTGCAACTTATACAGTTAAATTCAATGGTATTGTTAGTAATATTAAACCGAAAGGTAATCACAACATCAAATACCCCTTCACTCATTACATTACTACTGTTAGTAATACTTTACCGAAAGGTAACTAAACCGAGTCGAAATCGACCCCTTTAGAAATTATATAAAAAATTAAACAAAATATAATTATGAAAGATTTAAAAAGTAAAATATTGGACGAAGCTATTGAATCTTGCATACGTGAAATGTACAGGTTTAGTCAACCTTCAGCTGATTATGACAAGTTAAAGGAGTATGCTAAAGAGCACCCAGAAGAAGAGAAAGAATTTCCAACTTTTAGACGTTACTATCTTTCAAATGAGCAATTTAAGTATATTCTACATAAATATGCTAAAGCATACCATCTTATTCCTGAGTGGAAAAATAACATAGATACTATCATAAGTGACTTTGAGGAAGGGAGTATGAAAAAAGAATATAAGAAAGATAGTTATGGAGAGATGGTTAGTGAATATGTTACTACGCCTCCTTTGAGAGAGCGGATTGGAAATGAAAATACGAAAAAAGTATTAGAAATGTTAGATGAAATATCTAATTTCTATAAACGAGATATGGATGCACGATATTTTTATTCGTCACTTAGCCTTGGACATTCACCGTCTTCCAATCTTAATGAAGTGAAAGAATATTGGAAAGATAAAGGACTTGAGATGGAATTTGAAGAAAGACATTGTGATGAGGATGTCTTCTTTGAAATGGATTATTGTGGTGCGACATCAATAAAAGAATTAGAAGAACATTTAATAGACCCAAATGATTAGAAAAAAATCTCCGTTAGCTAAGAAAAAGAAAGAACCTATTGTTATAGGACTCTGTAGAGACTGTGCACATGCAACATTACTACAATGGGATAAGAATCCCTTAATTACCGATTGTGAACGTGGTAGAATGGTTGGTAGTATGACTGGTTGCGAGAAATGGGTGGAATGTAAAGATAAACGAGAACCACTACATTTAACACGTGGTCAAATATTTGTTGATAATCAAATTAAAAATATAGAATAATGCAGTATATCAAAGATATATTAAATTTGCAAGTATTTGAAGAAGAAGAAATAACTTATATCAGATGTAAATCATATCCAGGTAAAGTTACTGGCTTTAAATTATTTGGTATTAATTTTTTCGGAAAAGTTTCATCTGAATGGCGTTTTTCAGACGGAATAGATGATTATACTGAAGAAGAATTAGTTAGAACCTATCATTGCTGGATTGATAAAGATAATAAATGTGCCATTAGAAAACCATATATCACAATTCAATATGGCATTCATGATTATGATACAGAAAAAGTATATTTTGATACATACGAAGAAGCGTTACAAGAAGCAGAAAAACTTGCGATGCTATTTAATTTAAAAAAGATTGATTATGATGAATATCGTAAATGAAAATACCCAATTAATCTGTAATACTTCAAAAGATAAATTAGATAAATTACTCCATAGATATGTTAATCCAAGATTTTGTGGAAAGATAAAAACTCTTAAAGATAATGATAGATAAATGTAGAACATGTCTTTATCAAAACAGCTGTGCCATAGCTTATTCTCATAATACTATGTATGATGGAATAAAATTGGCAACTAATTGTACAAAATATCAGCCGATAAATGCAAAGTAAAAGAAAAGATGATATGAATATTGAACGTGAAGTATCACACTTTACTGACAAATATTTATATCCCAAACTTAATTTAAATATAACACGTACAGATGACAAACAAGAACAACTACAAGGGTATGATTTCATAGTAGATGTGAATGACAAGAAATGGTACGTGGATGAAAAAGCAGCTATACATTTTGCAAATATACATCTTGATAGTTTTGCTTTAGAAGTGAGTAGCTTGAATAATCCTAATGGGTTAGGTTGGTTGTTGGATGATAGTAAAAAAACGACCCACTTTGTATTTCTATGGATAGATAAAGCCGACATACCAAAACTACCCGACGGATTTAAATATGATTATACTAAGATAACAAGTAGTAATATAAAACAAATACATTATGCACTTGTTAAGAAGCGTAATTTACTTAACTACTTGAATACAATCGGGTGGGATAAAGAAACAATAAACCGCCAAGCAGCTATTATAAGACGACGTGACGAGTTAAAATCTAATCAATGGGTAAATATGTGTAATGATTTTAAAAAGAACTCAGAAGTGAAATTCTATTATTCTAAGCATTTAAAAGAAAAACCTATTGGAATAATGTTACATAGATGTGCGTTTGATAAGATTGCAGACGATATGTGCGGTGATATAATTTTATAAAATAATAATATATGGAAAAAATTAATGTTATAATGTTTTCTGATGTATCTAATGATTCTCAGGAAAACGAAACAAAGAAAGAATGTTGCAAATCTAATTTAAATAAAGATTTCTTCAAAGAGTTCCTTAATAACTGTGATTTTAAATGCTTGCCAGCAGTTATTAAATGCTATTGTAATATACTTAAGAAATTTGACTATGAAGAAATTGCCAATCAAGTTGAGAACACTTTGCTTAAAATTTATCATCGGAATAGTGGTGTGACTACAAGGAAAATTGATAAACTTACTGAAAATCCGACTATTAATAAAGATTTTATTGAATTTAAAGTTGGATATGATAATTACGAAATTAGTAAGAGATTAGCTAATAGACTTATGAGAGAATATAATGTTCCAGAAGAGAAATTTACATGGCATGCTCAAACATTAAAGGTCAAACGTTTCAATTTTGATATAACACTTGACTCAACTATTAATAAGATTATTCAACAGTTGTTTACATCAGACAATCATTCTGTTAGGTTGGATAATATAAACAAGGCTGATTGGGAGATATTATTCTTAATGGTTTCACAACGTCTTGCTAATGAACACCGATATGTTAATTTTGAATGGCTTGCTAATGATAGAACTATTCGTCTTACAGGTAACTTCAAAGAAACAGAAGAATATAAACGTAGTTTAATGGTTGATGCGTTAGATTTTATATTGAAAGCTGTATAATATAAAAAGGGAGAATAATAAAAAAAGTTCTCTCTTTTTTATTTTTTAACATATTATTTTCTATTAAGTAATTTTTTATTCGTATATTTGCAGAGATTTAAAAATCAATAAATGTTGTGATGAAAGAAAATAGTATTTGGACAATAGATTATAAAGAATATATGTATGTTGATGACAGAATATTAGAAATCATCAAGAAGAATGGAAATGTATATTATTGCAAAAGTATCGTAAACAATAAAAGAAATTTCTGTGTTATCCAAATTGAAGAAAATGTATTCATTTGTGGTAAAAACTTAACAGATGTAAAGATAAAGCTAATAAGATTTTCTTTTCAAAAAACATTTTGGAAGACTATGGGTTTTGAGATTAATACGAAAGTGTCATATGATACTGCCAAAGCAATATTAGGGATGTTTAAACATTATATAAAACCTAAAATTGATATTTCATTACCAATTAAAGATGAATATACAATTGGAGAAATTATAGAATTAACGAATTAAACGAATCATTAAAAGTTTATGACAAAGAAAGAGATTATAAAGTTTTTAGAGAAGTATAATGATGAGGATGAATTGTGTATCGTTTTAGATGAAGATAAAGAGAACAACTTTGTTTATACATCTAAAGAAAAAGATATGCTTGGTGTATATAAGGAAGTTATCCGATTCCTTTCAGAAAATCATATAACATTCGATATCATGGCTTTATGCGAAATGATTAGTTCTGACAATATTGATAGTCTCTATTCTCTTGGATATGTGAATGTAAATCATGTAATCAAGGATAATAAATTACATTTCAGAATATCTTCAAAAGACTTGGAAGAAAATGATAAACTTGAAGATGTACTTTTCGACTACCAAGATGGTATGGGTATATATCAAAGAACTCAATGGGAAGATATCTATTATGGATATTTGCTTCTTCCATTAGATACTGGTCTTCGAATGGATAGATTCTTTTGCATTTATTTTACGTGCTAAAAAATAAAAATTATATTTAAGATATGACACAAGAACAACAAATTTTCATTGCAACTTTACACTTTGTAAGTTCATGGGCGATTAGACATGGTAAGAATCCAATAGATATTCCTGAACATGTTCTAAAACAATATAAAGAAGATGCAGAAGTTTTATGTAAAGAGTACAACTTGTTGTAATGGAACTAATTATTTGCTCTGCCATTTGGTACAATGATAATAATTACTATCCACATCAAGAAATATATGGTGTGGATAGTGGATTTGTAATTGGTGGTTTTAGACATAATAATATTATTGGTGCTTTTCCTACCAATAATAAACATAGAAATGATGGTAAAGTATATAGAACTACGCAAGGTTTTATCACATCTTGTGGGCGATTTGTTACGAGAGAGAAAGCAGCTGTAATCGCATACAATGCAGGTCAAATTAAAGAACAAGTTAAACGTCTATTTTCAGAAGATTTATATTAAATAGTATGACGAATAGTGAAATTATACTTAAATTCAAAGAAGAATATAATAAAGAACTTCAATATATTGATGAACGCTTTATTTGCGATGGAGATATAACGATTACTCATATCGATGAAGTTTGGTTGCCAAACAACTTAACTATCAATGGATGTTTAACTATCAAGTTGTGTCGTTTAGTATTTCTTCCAGACAACCTATATGTTAGAGATGATATTTGTGTTGAATGTTGTGAAATTCTATTGATTGGTAATCATACAACATTTAACGGAGTTACCACTATTTCATATTGTTATATAACTTCATTATCAACAAACTTAAAATTAAACGGAAGTGTCAATTTATCATTTTTACCATTAAGAGTATTACCTGACTGGAAAGAAATAAATGGAACTTTATCTATTGATAATGTATCTATTGAAGATTTGCCAGAAAATTTGTTTATTAAATGTAATCTCAATATAAAAGGTGGTTCTTTGAATAAACTTCCAGAAAACTTAGTTGTGTACGGCACGATTGATTTATCAAAGAGTAATATAAGTGAACTACAAAATGGATTAATATGTAGAAATATAATTTTACCTGATAATAGGGTTTGCTTCCCAGAAGAATTTATCGCTATAGATTCGTTAAAAGGAACACCTGAAAGTTTACGGGGTCTATCATTACTTAAATGTCCAACACGTAAATTGATTGTAGATAAACCTTGGTTATTTAAACCCAAACATAAATCACAATATGAATACTTTAGTAGAGAAAATATAGAATTATGGGTATTAAAAAAATTAGGCGTTATCTGGAAAATTAATGGAAAAGAATATTTTAATAATGATTATGATTCTTTTTTCGGAGAAATAATTGAACAGAATGATAATAATGTTGTTAGTAATCCTTTACCGTAAGGTAATCACAACGCTGAGTATTATACAAATGATATGTACTGTGTTGTTAGTAATCCTTTACCGTAAGGTAATCACAACATGCACGAGCATTTCAAAGGTTTTGATTACGTTGTTAGTAATCCTTTACCGTAAGGTAATCACAACAAACACCCTGCACACTATTGAAGAGAGCGAGTTATTAGTAATACTATACTGAAAGGTAATCACAACTACAATTGGTCATACCTCAGACGTGCAGCAACTGTTAGTAATACTATACCGAAAGGTAATCACGATAGAGCTTACATTCCTTGGCCTCCTACTGATGATGTTATTAATACTATACCGCAAGGTAATTATATCTGAGTCAACTACAATTCATAGACAACTATTATTAACGCAATATCTTAAGAAAAAAGATACATAATTATTTGGTATTTACTAAATTTATTCGTATCTTTGCAATATTAATTTAAAACATAAATAAAATGGGAAATGAAATGACACCTCATGATTACTTTTTACAGCTAAAAAGTAATGTAGAAAGTATTAGTAACGAGAAATTAAAACAATCTTTTAATAATATCTGTTTTTTAAGTGAAAAGTATAAAAAAACAGGTCAAATTAAATCTTTGGAGAAACTTAAATTCCTTGCAGAAGTAATGGAGAAGGAAGTAAAGTTGTTGGAAATTGGCGTTGATAAATTTATTTATAGAAGTGTTGTCGAGGATTACATTGATAATGTTTCAAAAGATGTTGTTAAAATTCAAGATTTAGCAAGTTACACCCGTGAAATACCAGATGAAATCGTAGAAGTTATAGAAAAAACAAAAGACATCTTTGATAAATTTTATGTAGTGTTTACTGATTATACTGGTCAAGAAGAAAGAAAAGTAGAACAAGAACGTAGAGATAGAGACCCGATTCTGTTTGGAGTTTTTACCGATAGAAAAGTTGTGTCTGATAGATTCTATTATCTGGGTGACTGGGAGGATGAATTTTGTGACCTTACATTAGATAAATTGGTTGCTGAATATAAAGCTGAGAAGCATCAAGTCCCAGCAATAACTATCACAATGCCTGCTACGACAGATGAATTGATTAATACTCTTAAACAATATACTGAAACTAACAAGAGCAATACACCTGACGATATTCATCGTAATAATAATCATTTTACATTAAGTAGCAATCGAGATTTATCATCAAATGAATATTTTAAAAAGAATAAAGGTTTCTTTGGTCGTATAAAATCCATTTTCAGTAAAAATGAAAAGTAATGTTGATTTAACCATAAATAGAGATTTTTCAAGACGTTTGTTAAATTTAGACATAACAGATACTCGTTTAGATGGAAGAAGAAAACCTTTTGACCAAGATGAAATAGAAGATTTTGTCTATATCGCACCATGGCTTCCAAAAGGAAAAAGGCTTATGTGGCAAGGAAATAAATACTTCGAAACTGCAGAATATGAATGTGTCAAAGAAGACGAAGAAAAAATTCCTTGGAAATTTAATAACCCAAATTGTAATATAGATGAATATTATGAATCATGGTTTACCGAACATTTATTTGACAAGCCAGTGATTAAAAGTGAAACTGAAATATTAATCAGATAATGTATGGGTACGAATTATTATTTAAAAAAGATTCCTTCTAAAGCACGGAAAGAAGAACTTATAGAAGCAATTAAAAAAGATGATGTTAGTACGATAAGAACGCTTACTGATAATATGTATAATAATCTGATACATTTAGGTAAGAGTTCTTATGGGTGGCAGTTTGATTTTAATCCTAATTTCAAAATTCATTTCAATTCTAAAACAGGTGATAGAGAAATTGTCTATGCTTTTCCATTAACAAGAGAAGGAATTGATAAATTTATACGTCAAGACGGATATATAATTGTAGACGAATATGATGAAGATTCAATGACTCCAACTATTACTCCTGATGAGTTTTGGAAATTTGTTGAAATAAAAAAAGATGGCATAGTTGAGATAGATAATGAAACTAATTATTATTGGGAAAATGATAGAAAAAAATCTTATATCAACTTTCTGAAAAAAGATTATCCTAACGGAGATTATAGTTATAATAATAGTTTTGTCAATGAAGGTCTTCGCTTCTCTTATTTTACTGAATTTTCGTAAAGAATATATAATAACTCACTGATATTTTGGTGGGTTATTTTTTTGTTTTATATAATTTAACTAATTTTATTTTGTGATATTAAATTAATTTATTAACTTTGCAGGCATAATAAACAAATAAAAAATAAATTATGCGTACTTTACTAATTCTTAGAGGTTGTATGGGCAGTGGTAAGTCTACTTTCATTAAGGAAAACGGACTTACTGATTACACACTATCAGCCGATGATATACGTTTAATGTTTCATTCTCCAAAGATGAATGAGGAGGGGGACATGACTATTAGCGCACGTTCTGATAAAATGGTATGGGACACATTGCATACTATGCTTGATAATCGCATGCGTAATGGCGATTTCACAGTTATTGATGCTACTCATAAGTCGTCCAAGGCTGTGTCTAAGTATGTAGAATTAGCTGACAAGTATCGTTATAATTGCTATCAGCATAATGTCGAGGCAACCTTGGACGAATGTTTGAAACGTAATTTGTTACGTGACCCAGTAAGACGTGTTCCAGATATTGATATTCGTCGTGCATACAATATGCTTCAAGAAAATAAGTTGTCTAATCGTTTCAAGGAAGTTAATGATGTAGATGACATTCTCAATTATTACATTACTGATGCTTCTGCATACAAGGAAGTAAAGATTATAGGTGATGTACATGGTTGTCATACATGCCTTTTAGAAGCCATTGGAGGGTCTTTAAACCCAGATGTGTTATATGTATTCGTTGGCGATTATTTCGACCGTGGTATCGAAAATAAAGAAGTGTATGAGTTCCTCTTATCACATTATAATGATGAAAATGTGGTTCTTCTTGAAGGAAATCACGAGAAGCACATCTGGCGTTTGATTAATGGTGAGGAAATAACTTCAGAATACTTCAAGATGACACTTGATGAAATCACCAAGGTTTATCCATTGGAACAGGTTCGCAAGGAGTTAAAGAAAATTTACTATCGTATGCGTCAGTGTTTTGCATTCACATACTGTGGTAAGAAATACTTGGTAACACATGGTGGCCTTACATCTGTTCCAAATCTTACAACTATTCCAACAAACGACATGATTAAGGGTGTTGGTGGTTATGATATGGAAGTAGATAAGATATATGAAGATAATTATTTACTCGGTAAGTGTCAGGACTTTATACAGATACATGGTCATCGTAATACTCTATCTACAGACCATTCAATTTGTCTTGAAGATAGTGTTGAATTTGGCGGAAACTTAAAAGTTTTCTCTATAACGCCAGAATATGCTGCTATATTGAAATACGAGAATAAAGTGTTTAGTATTGAGAATATGAACGCTTTTCAGCAAATAGTATATAAGGTTGATGACCCAGAAGTTAAGAAGATAATGAATAGTCGTCTTGTTAATGTAAAGGGTTGTAAGCATAACATGTACTCTATCAACTTTAATCGTAATGCATTTATTGGAAAGAAATGGAACTTTGCTACTATTAAAGCACGTGGTTTATTCGTTGATAAGAATACTGGAGAGGTAAAAATGCGCTCTTATGATAAATTCTTTAATATAGATGAACACAAGACAACTAAGAGAAAGAAACTTGAAGAAACTCTTAAGTTCCCAGTAAAAGTAACGATAAAGGAGAATGGATATCTTGGAATTATGTCAGTAGTAGACAATCAGTTAGTGTTTGCATCTAAGACAACAGATAGCGGACCTTTTGCTGAACGTTTTGAACGTATTTTTAACGAAACTGTTAGTAAGCACGATAAAGACCTATTGAAGAATATCCTGAAGAAAGAGAATGCTTCGGCTGTGTTTGAAGTGATTAGTCCTACAGAAGACCCACATATTATTAGATATGACAAGGAAGAAGTGGTATTGCTGGACATTATCCATAATGTGCTTAACCTTGGTGAAAACTATACAGAAGAGTCAGATAAGTTCAAGAATTTCTTAAGAGAAAATACATCTTTGAGAATGCCAGACGAATTAGTTATTAATACTAATGATGAGTTATGGGAATACCTACGGACTAATATAGGAACTAATGATTCCGTAGAAGGTGTTGTAGTCACAGATGCTACTGGATTCAAGTTTAAAGTAAAGTTCAATTACTATCTAATGGTGAAGAACCTTAGACGTATTACTCAGATATTCAGAAAGTGTAAGCGTGATGGTACGCCATTTAACGAAAAAATATGTCGTAATGATATGGAAAAGAATTTCGTTAATTTCCTTGAAAAAGAAGACGATGGAGAAATGAGTATTATCGACTTATATGATAAATTTAAAAAATAAAGATATGATTTGTAAAGTTATTATTTTAGCAGTGCTAATGATGCGATTAGGAATTAGTTTAGCTTGGCACAACCAAACAAGACAAGAGAAATACAACTTTTGGTGGGCTTTAGTGTCAACGACTATATCTGTAATGCTTCTGTATGGTGCAGGATTATTTGATTAATTAACGTAATTTAACGTGGGTTATTTGCATAATCCACGTTTTTTGCATACCTTTGTGACATTAATATATGATTTGAATATATGAACTTAGATTTTACATATTGTAAAGGAGGAAAATTAAGCTCTTGCAAAAGCTGTAAACGATTTACAAAAGAGCTTCCTCAAGAAATGGTCATGATGTATGTTCCAAATGATTATATAAAAGAATGTGATTTATTTATTAAGAATGATTTATAAATATGAGTAAGATAAAAACACTTTCTGATACTTATTCTATTGTAAAAAATAACAAGTATCGTTCTATAGCATATAATTCGTCCTGTGAGTATACAGCTTTAAATAATGCGAGTGAGTCGATAGCTGTCACTACAGGTGAAAAATCTCGGTCTTGTAGTCTTGGTTACTTTTCCATTTCTGCTACATTAGGTAATTTTTCTTATTCGTTAAATAATGGTCGTTCTTCTTTGGCTATTTCTTCTGGCTCTTTTTCAAAAGTTACAATATCTGGATATTCTACAATAGGTTCTATAACAGGTAGTCGTTCAGTTTGTGAAGTAAAAGGCGATAGGAGTATTTCAGCATCTACAGCTATAGAAAGTTCCTCTAAAAACAATGGTTATTTGAGTGTTAGTTGTGCAACTGCAGATTATTCAGAGGCTTCTAATGATGGAATTAGGTCTTTGTCAGCAGTTACAGGATATGGCAGTATTGCAACAAATAGAGGAGAAAGTTCAATATCCATAGCGAGCACATATAATTCAAGAGCTATCGTAGAAGGAAGAGAGTCAATAGCTATTACTAATGGTCTTGATTGTGCAGCCAAAGGAAGTATTGGATGCTGGTTAGTTTTAACAGAAAGAGAGAAAAGACGAAAAGAAGTTAGTCCTATCAAAAATATTAAAGTTGTGAAAGTTGATGGTGAAATTATTAAACCAAATACATTTTACATTTTAAAAGATAATGAAATTGTCGAAATTAAAGAATAAAGTATATGAAAGAAAAAATAGACAAACTGGTAAATGAAGTTAGAAAGAATTTTTCTATTATTAATAAAACTTTAAAAGAAATGGAAGAATCTTTTGTTTTCAAAGGCTTTGAAGATAATTTACCAACAGTTGAACAATATAGTGATGGGTATTCAATTTACTTATTAGACGAAAATGAGACAGAATTACCTGTTGAATATGCTGCTGTTATAATGGATAAAATAGGTTACATCACTCCAGAATGTTTTGAACCAATTATCTGTAGCAAAATTATGCGAGGAGAATATAAAGAAAAAGACTTATTAACTTTGCAAGAACTTTGTAAAAACATTGTAATCAAGAAATAGTATGATTAAAGAATTTAAAACGAGAACAGGTTGTATTTTTAGTGATGATGTTAATCGTTTAGAATGGCTTTACGTCGGAGACTATGGCAAAGAGAATAACATCAAAGCTGATTTCTTAGGACTTAATAAAGAAATTAATGGCGTAAAGCATCATGACGTAGATTTGAGTGACAAAATGGTTGTTACAATTTGCTACCCAAAAAGGCTGCCCTATGCGCTGTATGTTCTGTGATTGCCCTAAAGTAGGTTACAATGGTAATGCAAGTATGGAAGACTTATGGTTTCAAGTTTCACATGCAATCAGAAATAGCGGTTGTCAATATACCAAACGTTTTAACCTCCATTTGGCAAGAATGGGAGAACCGTCTTTTAATGCTTCGAGAGTTTTATCTTTTCTCGATAATAAGTTGCAAAATACAGTTTCAAATAGTATGAAACCTGATGTTATTCATCCTGTATTTACGACTATGCTTCCAAAAGCGAAAAAATATGATTTGACATCAATTCTGAATGATTTTTGTGCTATTAAGAATGAAACATACTCAGGTGAAGCAGGACTACAGTTATCAATTAATTCTACAAGTGATAATCAACGTAATGCTTTATTTAGAAATCGTTCTTGTTCGCTTGTTACTATTTCTAAGATAGCAGACAAATTACCTATGCCTGTTGGACGTAAATACACATTGAATTTTCCAGTAACAGCTGAGACTAAACTTGAGCCAGTTGTTCTATCTAATCTGTTTGATAAAGATAAATTCATAGTAAAAATTACTCCTATCCATGAAACGAACGAAGCGAAGGATTTCAATCTTCAAACACAAATGGGTTACTACAAATACGATGTTTATCGTCAATTTGAAAAACCACTTTTAGATGCAGGATGGGATGTTATTGTGTTTATTCCATCATTAGAAGAAGATGAAGACAGAATCACATGTGGAAATGCTTTGTTACATGATTTTATTAACAAATAGTATTAAATCAATAACCAATAAAAATATTATCAATTATGTTTAAACCAATTTTTGAACCAGAGAAGTGGGAAACAGGTGTTCCGCCACAGAAAACTAATCTTTACGGATTACCAAAATTATATTTATGCCAGACATTAAATCTTGATGCAGCATTTGGATATAGATATTCCTACCAAGTAGGATTTGTAACCGAAGATAATAAATGGAATTTGGAACAGAATAGTATGTGTCATGTCACAAGATATACACAAATTATTTGTAAAGAAACAATGGAACAACTTGTAGAAGATATCAAGAAAGTTCAAGAAAAAGAAAAAATATAAAATTTAATTCAAGTAAAACTAATATGGATAGAATTGAAGATTTAGCAACACAATATGCTAATTTAATGAAACAAATTCAGCAAGATACACCAGAAGAAGTTGCTGATTTATCAAATGGTATCTTTGGTTACGATGATATCAAAGCAGCTTTTATTGCTGGGAGAAGAAGTGCTGAAATTTAATGTATAGTTAATTATATTTCACAACCAAATATATTACTGTTAAATTTATGTTAAAAACAGTTTTATATTTGGTTTTTCTATTTTAATTTTATACCTTTGTGTCATATAAACCAATACACATTTAATTATGACAATTTTAGAGTTAAAAGAGTATTTTAAATATACTGAAGACCCTAAATTCTTTTTAAAAGATTTCTTTTCTTGGAGAGGAAATTATAGCGAAATAGCTTTCACACCAGCTTCGAAAGGTACTAAAACAGAATCATTATCTCTCTTGGAAGATGCAACAAGAAAAACTTGTACAGGATGGAACGGTGGTGAATATAATTATGATGATGACACTCCTGTTCATTTCGAGTTTTACGAAGAGGATATTGATGATAACGCTTTGTATGAAGTGTTGTTAAATTTCAAGTTCAATCCATAGTTTATGGTTTCTAAGAAAGAATTACAAGAGATTACTAAAATAAGAGAAAAGTATTGTTATGGTCTTAACTTTGCTAAGAAAGCACTGGAAAGTGGAGATGTAGAAAAGTTTATCAATGACAATTTGGATAAATCTCGAATATTAGTGAATATAAAAGTATAAGTTATGACAAACCATTCAAAGGAAAAACGGAATATTTTTATAAAATACAGTTTTAATTATTTTCACTCAGAAAAATTACGTAAACTTATAGATAATGAAAATATTTCTATTGATAGATTTAGATATCTATGTTCGGTAATTTCAGCTGCTGAAAAAGAAAATGAGCCCTATTGGTTGCCAAAAAGAATGAATTAAAATTATAACTTATAGTTACAACAAATTTGTCAGTAAAAGAAATTGAATTATATAATGGAAAAGAAAAAATTAGCAGAAGAATACGCACTTAAAGAGTATACACGTGTGAATGGGGAAAATGACCTTATTTTTGAAGGCAATAGGTGCTTTACCTTTGATGATATCAAGGCAGCTTTCAATGCTGGACGTGAGAGTGTACTTGAGAATATTCCAGAATTGACGTGGGAATCTTCATTGAAAGGTATCTTTTCCCAAAGCCCAATTTTTAAATATTGCATTGAACTTGATGATTCGTTAAAGTGTAATGGAATAAAATTAGGATATTTCGTCGGTACATATGGACCACCTTCAATTTATGCTAAAGAAGCAGCTAACAGACACTACAAGAATACAATTAGATTAGCATTAGGATTATGAATATAAGAAACCTTGTAAAAATAGCAGAGCAAAAAGAAAGTGAACTTTCTATTGCTTTACAAAATATAGAAAAAAGCTTGGTGTTCAGAGATTTTAAAGATGAAACACCTAATGTATCAATGTGTGCTGGATGTGAGATAATTCTTGAATATCACGGTAGTGAAATTGATATTAAGGAAGCTATTGAGTTAATGGAGAAAGTAGGTTACATAAGTAAAAATGATTTTAGAGTATGATACAGAAAGATTTAGCAGAAAAATATATCACAAAGGCAAGAGAGAACGCAATAAGCTTCAAGGATGACAATTTTCCTAATATACCTTTGTATCAAGAAAGCGACATTAAAGCAGCTTTCAATGCTGGACGTGAGAGTGTAATAGAGAATGCACCAGAATTGAAGTGGAAAAGATTTTGCAAAGATGGACTATACCTTGCCCTAACAGTTTTTGATTGGTTCTACAGGGTAGAATTTGTTGATAACAAATTTCAGCTATTCAGTAATGGGTATTTTATTAGTAGTTATATCTCACTTTCAGATGCCAAACAGACAGCCAACGAACATTATAAACAATATATTAAAAAAGCCTTAGAATTATGACAATATTAGAATTACAGAAAATGATTGAAACTACGAAATATTAAGTTATGAACAGAGAAGAGGAAATTGAAGAAAGAGCGTCTAAATTCGCTGATGACTATGGATATTTCAATGTCGACCTTGATGATGTTGCATATGGGTTTATCAAAGGTGCAGAGTGGTCAGACGAACATCCATCATTTTCATTCATAGTTAAAGTTTGGAACTTAGCAACAAAGACAGCCATCGCACAACTCAATGGGGAAATGCCCTACTTTAAGTCAGAGAAAGAAATTCAAGAACTTATTAATAAAAAGTTAAAGTTATGACTACACAAAAAGAAATAGATAAGATGTTTATCGGCATTTTGGAAAATATCTCTGAGATATGTGACAAAACAACAACTGGTAATGTATCTCACAATATTGCTACAATTAAATATAAGTGTCGAGATATGTTGCAGTTTTACAAAAAATATCCTGCGACCCTTTGGCACTCCGTTAAAGAAGGGGATTTACCATAAGTAGACACTGATTGTTTGTTTTCACACGACGGAAAACTAATAGATATGGGTTACATGCGTGAAGATAGAAGTCTTTCATTTGGTCCGCTTATCTACATTGAAGACGTGGATTACTGGATGGAAATTCCTAAATTACCAACAGAATAAATTATATAATAGTATAGACAAAATTAATGTTTATAGAGTAAAAATAACAGAATAAGTAGACTTATGAAAGAAATAATAAAAAAGTTTAAGGAAGAAACAGGTTATGAACTTACCATTAAGAATGGAAAGTTATTCTATGATGGTTTTATGAATTTGGCAGGTCAAAATATTACAGAGTTACCTGATAATTTAACTGTTAATGGTTCTATTAGTTTATCTGACACGAATATTGACAAGTTACCAAATAATTTAATTGTTAAGGGTTCACTTTTTGCAAGTTATACATATATCACCGAGATTCCATATAGTTTAAAAGTAGAAAACAGTATATTTTTGGACCATACACCTATTACGAAATTACCAGATAACTTGATAGTTGGTGAAGATTTAGTTCTAAGTTACTCATCTATCATGGAACTTCCTGATAAGTTAAGTATTGGTAAAAACCTTAAATTAAGTTGTACACATATATCAAAACTTCCAGATAATTTAACTGTTGGTAGAAGCCTATATTTAGATGATACAGACATCACAGAGTTACATAAATCTTTAATGATTAATGGTAATCTGAATTTAGCCAATACTCCTATTGAATTTCTTCCAGATAACTTGACGGTTAGTGGTTATCTTTACCTAAGTGGTAGTTCACTTAAAAAGGTTCCTAACAACCTAATTGTTGGTGATTCTCTTGTTTTAAGTAATACACTTATTAAAGAGTTACCTGATAACTTGATAGTTGGTGGATATATAGCATTAGACAGTACAAAGATAGAAGAATTGCCTGATAATTTGAAAGTAAGCGACGCACTTAGCCTAATAAGTACTGGCATTAAAAAGTTACCTAATAACTTAACATTAGGTGGTAGCCTATTACTATCTGACACACCTATTACAGAGCTTCCTGATAATTTGACAATTTATGGTAGCCTTGTCCTAAGTTATACTAAGATTACAAAATTGCCTGACAACTTAACAGTTATTGGTGATTTATCCTTATATGGAGTTAATCTAAGAGAACTACCTAACAATTTAACTATTGGAGGTAAGTTATATCTGCATGTTCTCTATATTAGAGATTTTTCACAAATTAATAGGAATATTTCGAGGCAACATATTAATGATTGTGAAAATAAAGTGTTTTTCTGGGAGAGAGATGGCGTGAGATATATTAAAGCTGACGGAATTTTCTCGGTAATTGATTCTCATCACGAAAACGTATACAAGGTACATAAACTTGGACAACAAGATAGGCCATTTTACATTGTTACCGATGGAGAAGGACATTGGGCACACGGTGAAATACTTGCTGAAGCTAAAGCCGACCTTATTTACAAGATAAATGATAGAGATACATCAGCTTATGATAATTTAACAGTAGACGATACTTTGTCTTACGAGGAAGCGATTGCAGCATATCGTACTATTACTGGGGCATGTTCGCTTGGTACAAGAGATTTTATTGAAAATAGACTACCAACACCACATAAAGACAAATATACAATTAAGGAGATTATAGACTTAACCAGAAATGAGTATGGCGGAAAAGAGTTTGCAAAGTTTTTTAAATAAGATTTGTTGATTTTATGGATAAATTTATTGAACAACTTAAGAGATTGAATTGTAACATTTTTGAACGTAAAGATAATGCTCTACATTTCATTAGTGACCTTTATTTGAAGGGAAGTGATATATATTATCTTCCAGACAATTTAACTATTGATGGTACTCTTGACATACGTGATACCAATATTACAAGTCTTCCAGATAATTTAATTGTTAGGGATTGTCTTATTTTAGAGGAATGTAATATTACAAAGTTACCTAATAATTTGACAGTTGATGAAAGTATATATGCACAAAATTCAAGTATAACTGAACTTCCTGACAACTTAATAGTAGGGAATAACCTTATGCTATCAAATACCAAAATCACAAAGTTACCTAATGGTTTAACTGTTGGTGGTTGTCTTGATTTATCCAATACAGATATTACAGAGTTGCCAGATGACTTGAGGGTTGGTGGTAGTATTTTTCTTAATAATACTAAAATCACAAAACTTCCAAATAATTTGGTCGTTAATGGTAATCTTGATTTAAGAAATACGAAAATTAAAGAACTACCAAATAACCTTACAGTTGAAGGTAATCTTGAATTAGATGAATTAGAAATTACAAGTATTCCATACTCTTTAATAGTCGGAAACGACCTTTGTTTAAGGAGTACAAAAGTTACAGAATTACCATACAACTTAACAGTCGGTGGTTATCTCAATTTGACTGATACTTCCATTGCTGTTCTCCCTGATAATTTAACCGTTAGTAATTCTTTAAATATAAGTAATACAAAAGTTGTAAAACTTCCAGACAGTTTACGTTTTGGTTGGGGTCTGATTTTGAACGATACGAAGTTTACGGAATTACCAGATAACCTAACTATACCTGGTAGACTTGTACTGAACGATAGTAATATTAAAGAGCTACCGAGTAATTTAACGGTTGGTGAATGTTTAGAAATAAGAGGTTTAAATTTAAGCAGTCTCCCAGATAATCTAACTGTGGGTGGATACATTTATTATAGTGATTTAAAAGAAAAAGTTTTATCTAAAGTCAATAAGATTTTTTCTCCAGAACAGCATAAAAAGATTCATGATTTACAGAATATGGCTCTTTTCTGGGAGAGAAATGGTGTGAGCTATATTAAAGTTAATGGTATTTTCAGTGTTATTGATTCTCACCATGGAAATGTGTATAAGGTGCATGAGTTAGGAAAAGAAGTTAAACCATTTTACTTTATGACAGATGGAGATAATCATTGGGTGCATGGTGAAACTATTAGAGAAGCTAAAGCTCAACTTATTTACAAATTAAGTGATAAGGATGCTTCAAGATATAAGAAGTTATCGTTAAATGACACATTATCTTACGAGGAAGCAATTGTTGCATATCGCATTATTACTAATTCTTTAGATATTTGGGTTAGGGATTTTGTTAAAAATAGTCTTCCTTTTTCTCGTAAGAATAAATACACTATTAAAGAAATTATAAATTTTGCTAAAGATGGATATCGTGGGGAAACCTTTGCAAAATTTTTCAAAAAGAGTAAAAGAAATAATTAAAAAAATAAAATTATGACATCATCTTGTTTACAGAATCAACGTTATCAAATTGCTAAAGATATAATGACATCATCATTATCAAATCAAGATTTATTAGATTATATCTCATTAACTGCACATTATGAAGAGCATGAAAAGAGAACTGTACCAAAATCTTTGGCTCGTTTTGCAACTGCTTGTGCTGATGCACTGATTGAAGAATTATCAAAAGAAGAAGAATAAATTATGGCACGTTTTAGATTAGTAGAATTAGGTGATAATAATGAAATTATCAAAGAGCATTATTGTTCTCCAATGTTTCCTGGTGATAAATGGAATAAGGAATTTCAAGAAGACAATTATAAATGCTTAATGGATTTAAATGAGAAATTCGATTTTATAGATTATGACAATTGTCCATTACTTGAATTTCAAATAACTACCGATGATAAGAATTGGACTTTTCTTTCATCTCCTATCGAAGATTACTTTAATTTATAATGTTATAGTTAAAATAGTCTAAAATAGTTTCTCATATTTGGTTATTAATATATTATTTGTTATATTTGCTTCATGAAAAAGAAAGAACTTAAATGGCATAATGCTAAGGATTTTGATTATCCTAAAGAAAATGGAGATTATCTATGTTATCATAATGATGAATATTTTATTGCGTGGTTTAATAAAAGAACTTTAGAATTTCTTGAAAATTATTCTCGTATTGATAAAATATTAAAAGTCGATTATTGGATTGATTTGTCAGATTTGCCATCATTTAACGAAACATATTAAAAAATGAATAGTATAACGATTAACGATAAACAGTACATTTATACAAACGAATCAGAAGATTGCTCTGACTGTGATTTGCGTAATCTTTTTAACCAATGTCAATTCATATGCAATGGCTTTGGTAGTATGTTAGATGATAAGAAAGCAGGCATTTTTAAAGAACTTAAAATAGAATAAATATTATGGATAAAAATAAGATTGAAATTCTTAAAGAGAAAATTAAAGATACACACCAAAAATTCGATTCAGCTTATGATAGTCTTGATGAATTAAACAATATGTTTGTTTATAAGGGGTTTGAATATCACCCAGTAATAGATTTAAATGATGATATGGATTTCATTCTCTTTTATAATAATCTTTATTTATATGTTGCAGATGCACTGACTATAATGGAACAGAACGGTTTTATTGAACCTGCGAATTTTGAAAGTTATTAATGTTGACAATTATGAAGAAAAGACATTATTCAAACAGAAATGGTTATATCGAGGTTGATTTTGATGGGCATCTTAAAGCAGGCTTCAAATTAGAAAATGGCTGTTTAGTAGTTTTAGGTGCAATGGATGGTTATGGAAATCCCATTAAAATAGAAGAATAATATGAAACGTGAAATAGAGTTTAGAGGTAAGCCTATAGGAAAGGGTGGAATATGGATGGTAGGTATTGGGGCATACAAGTCACATACGTCTGAGCATCTTGTGTTAAACGCCAAAGGTGATAGCGTGGAGGTTGTGCATCTATGTCAGTATACGAGATTGAAAGATAAGAACGGAATTAAAATCTTTGAAGGAGATATAATAGAAAGTAATGGTTACAAGCATCTTGTTACTTATAATGAAAAATTAGCAGGCTTCTGTGCCGTTAATGCAAAACACCCCGAAGATATATGCGGAATTAATCAACAATGGATAAACGAATGTAATAAAGTTGTTATTGGCAACGTAATAGATAACCCAGAAATGGTGAAAGGAGGCAGCAATGAAGCGTAGGTGTCTAAACTGTGAACACGGTTATAACCCCATACCAGGTAATGAACGTATTGATAATCAGAGTTGCGGCTTTGGTTTGAAAGAAGGTGCTGCTCCTGTTGGAGAATTTTGCCCTATGGATGGTAAACGGTTAAAGAATTTGAGAAAGGAGATAAAAAAATGAAAGCAAAAGTAAAAGATACAGGGGAGATAGTAGACGTAAAGTTTACTACTCACCCTAACCCTGCCGTTGAAGAAACTTATTGGTGGTGCAAGGATAAACAAGAAAGTTATCATAAGAGTGAACTTGATTTCATGGAATGTGATATTGATTGGGAACAACGTCGCTACGAATTAGCAAAAGAAGCAATGAATGGTCTTTTGTGTGCTATTGTAGATGGAGTTAACCCAACGCCAATTGTTGAAGATACTGTAAAACTTTCTCTGACACTTGCTGATGCATTAATCAGAAAACTGAAAGAAAAATAATAAATGCGGAAGGTATGAACAGAGAAATAATATTTAGAGCAAAATGCTTTGGTAAATGGCGTTATGGAAATTATGTACATTTTGATAAAACCCCAACATATTCGTTGTTTAATGAAAGATACAATGATTTCATTATAGCTAATGAAGAAAATGGTTCACATTATTATCCAATTACAGACATTTTATCTATAGGTCAGTTCACAGGATTGACCGATAAGAATGGAAACAAAATATTTGAAGGTGATATAGTTGAGTACTATGAATTAGACTCTTATTGTATTAATCCTGATTGTGATGTTCATTTACATGGTTACGGAAGTGTCGTAAATAAAAGGGAAGAACTTGTTAAATTCGATGAAGGAGAGTTTGTTGTGGACGAAGGTAATGATTATCTAACTAACTTATCTATTTGTGGAATTTACGAAGATATATTAGATGATATAGAAGAAGACGCATATTTAGAATCTAATGGATACGAACTTGATGATTCTATAGTCGGTATAAAAATCATAGGTAACGTAACAGATAATCCTGAATTAATGGAATAAGCATATGGAAATTAATAAATTTAACAAGGCAAAAGACCTTATAGAACGTATAGAGGCTTTAGATGCAGTTTGTGAATATGCGAGAACATCATATTATACTTTATTATTTGAAAGTAAACATCAAATTCTTCCAGTAGATGAAGCATTGAAAGATAATGTTATTAATCTCGCTAAAGAACTTAAGAAAAAACTTGAAAAAGAACTAAAAGATTTGTAGTGTTATGACAAGAGAAGAAATTATAAGTAAAGGTATACCTGTTAAATCTAATTGTTTTGAAACTAACAGAGAGGAACAATGGTATAAAGTGGGATTGTACGAGGGTGCAACATCTAATTCATGGCACAAAATAGAAAATAAACTTCCACCCATTGATGAAGATTGTTTGTTTATATTTTTCAATGGAAGAAAAAATGTTGTAGGAATTGGATATATGCGTGAAGATAAGTCAGTCCGATTAGAGGGAGAATTTTCACCAATCCTTGACATTGAAGAATTTGATTATTGGTGCGAGATACCACCATTTGAAAACAAGTAATAGTAAAAGTAGTAAGTTATGTATAGAAAAATATTATTTAGAGGAAAGTCCATTGCTAATGGTAAATGGTTGTATGGAAATATACAAATCCCAGAACCTCCATTTGATAAATATTTTATGTGGGACGATGGGTGGCAAACACAGGTTGACCCCAACACCGTTGGTCAGTACACAGGCTTAAAAGACTGCAACGGCAAGGAAATCTTTGAGGGGGATATTGTAACCATCGGCAACAATCTAAAAGCTATAGTTATATGGTTCAACGGCTCATTTAGGTTCCAAAATGAATTGAGTAGCAAGGTTACATATTTCGATGACATAGGAGTTATAATGCGGGATTACGATGTCTGTGTTGCTGGGAATATTTTTGATAACTCCGAAATGAAGAAAGAAGGTACAGTATGAAAGTAAAGTAGAATTAGAGGTAGAAATCGATGATTATTATGAAATGGATGACGTTGAGGAGTACTTAAAATATAAGATTGGTAATGCATGCTCAATATTAACTAAGAATCCTTTATAAAAAGATAATGCAGAAATATATATAACAGATTTTATTGTGAAAAGAGATGAAAATAAGACAAGCAAATAAAATAATGCGTAATGTGAGATTATATCCTATTATGCACAGGATATATGGTAGTGGTAGAGTATCTAAGGCATGTAGAACATGTCTGCGTTACCGAGCTAACAAGAGCGAAGTTCTTAGGAATTTTATTAAATTGTGCGATAATGACCCATTATCAACATTAAGGATTATTAAAAATAAACTAGTATGAAGAAGATAATGTTTAATGACAAGTTTTGTCTGACGCAGGCAGTGCTTGCTGGTAAGAAGACAATGACAAGGAGAAACATCAAACACCCTAAGAAAATGAACGGTATAGACGTTTTTGACTTTCAAGTGTGCAGAACAGGCGAAGGCGCATGGTGGGTAGAGTGTGTTGATGATGATGAACGAACGATTGGATACTTAGAGCCTCCATACGAGGAAGGTGAAATAGTAGCCATTGCCCAAAGTTATAAAACTATATATGCAGAAAAGATTGCGGACTTGGCAAAACACAACTATCACACTCCGAGAGAAGATGCAGCAGAAAAATTCAAAGAAGAATATGAAAATACTGCTGGATGGTCGAATAAAATGTTTGTTAAGTCCGAATTAATGCCTCATCATATTCAGATTACAGGTATTAAGGCAGAACGTCTGCAGGATATTTCTGAAGAAGATTGTTTAAAAGAAGGTATTATAAGTTGTGAGGGACATGAAAACGTGATACAACATGGACTAAAAGAACATTATACGCTATCAAACACACTCTATGTTTTTGATACTCCTATAGAAGCCTTTGCTAAGTTAATTGATAGGGTAGGAAAGGAAGGAGATTGGGATAAAAACCCATACGTGTTTGCGTATAGTTTTGAATTAGTGGATTAGTGTATGGGTTTGACTAAATCACAACGTCGTAGGAAATGGTTAATGGCAGGTCTCGATGAAGATATGGAATATTTCTACGGAACAGAAGAAGTGCGAAAAAAGATAGAAGACAAGTGGAACAAGCATAATAAATAAAATTATGGATAAGAATGAACCTAATAGAATAGAGGATAAAGATGTTAAGAGCAATTAAAGTACGATTATATCCGAATAAAAGGCAAAAACAAACACTTAATAAGGTGCTTGGGTGCTATCGTTTTGTCTATAATCAAATGCTTGCTCGAAAACAGAATACTTATAAAGCAGATAAAACAAACTTATCTGTAACTGATTTATCAAAATGGTTTCATGGAACATTGCTAAAAGACGAACAATATGCTTGGTTGAAAGAACAAAACACAAAAGTGATGAAACAAGCAATCAGACAAATGGATGGTGCTTATCAAAAATTCTTCAAACAACATAATGGCTTTCCAAAATTTAAAGCAAAGAAAGATAAACAATCGGCATTGTTTCCAATTGATGCTATTTCAAAAAAGAACACATTTGAAACCAGACATATCAGTTTGATAACCTCATTAAAGGACATTAAGTTCCGTTGTTCAGATTTGTATTTCAGTAGATTGCAAAAGTATAATAAGGATATAAGGAGTGCTACCTTATCGAAGACCAAGAGTGGTAATTTCTTCTTATCTATCCTTATTGAAATGGATGATACTGAATTAAAACGGTTTGGACATACAAACAAGCAAGTTGGTATTGACCTTGGGGTCAAAGACTTTGTAATCACATCGGATGGTGAAGTGTTTGAAAACAAACATTTCTTCAAAAAGAAAGAGAAACAAGTAAAGAAACTTCAAAGACAGTTATCAAGGAAGCAGAAAGGTTCTAATAATAGGAAGAAGGCACAAATTCGCATAGCAAGGTTATTCGAGAGAACAACCAATAAGAAAGATGCTTATATCCACTATATAACCAATGAACTGTTGGCTTACTTTGATACCATATTTATGGAGAACTTGAATGTTAAAGGGATGCTGAAAAATCACCATATTTCAAAAGCTATACAAGAAGTTAGTTTCTATAAGTTTAAGGAGACATTGGTTAACAAGGCACTTGTTAATGACAAGAAAGTGGTGTTTATTGATAGGTTCTATCCATCAAGTAAGACTTGTTCACAATGTGGTTATAAGAAACGAGACTTGAAATTAAGTGATAGATTTTGGAGTTGTCCCGAATGTGGGGCAGAACACAATAGAGATATAAATGCTGCGAGAAATATCTTGCTTGAAGGTCAACGAATGTTGACAGCAGTTTAATAATAATAAAACAAATAGGTGTCCGTAGCACCGAATTTACGCTTGTGGACTATCCTCCTATGGATGACTGATTGTAGCAATACAATGTACTAAAAAGTAGTGATAGGTTGAAACAAGAAGTGAAAACTACTTAAATCATAAATTTGCGTAGATTTTCATATACGATGAGCCAGATAGGAATCTTATTATTAATAGAGTTAAAGAAATATACGACATTCTAACGCATAAGAAAGAAAATACGCAAATCATTGCAGTGATTCATAATCCTATTTTGATTTATAAACTATCAAAACGTAGTCATGTGAATTTCATTGAAATGACAGATGGATATGTTGAAGATGTTGTTAAATTTGTAGAAAATGCTAAATAATTGATTTATGATTAGAACAATACTTTTCAAACCTAAAGCAAAAGATACAGGAGAATGGGTGAACTGTGAATTAGATTTATCCAAGCATTCCTCCATTGTTTATTATCGAACAAATTATGCAGTTGATTTGTCAAAATTAGATTGTAAAACAATTTGTCATTTTAGTGGGATGTATGATAAAAACAAACAGCCCATTTTTGAGAATGACATTGTTAGACATACAGGTTATAATGGTAAGACTGAATCAACAGTTGTTTTCTCTGATGGCTGTTTTAATGTCGGTTATCATTCTGGTTCTTCTACACGTAAAACACCAATGCTATTAAATAGTAAAATGGTAGTCGTTTGAAATATTCACGATAAATAAAAATATAACATATATGAAGATAAATAAATGTGTTGAAGAAATGCAGGCTGCCTTTGAAACAATGAGGGAAGTTGATGTCAATATGACAATATTGACCAAAGAAGATTTGAAAGATACAATTAGCAAAGAATATGTGATTAATCTGCTTGAAGATTTTAAGAACACACATTTCAATAATGTTGAATGTGATACTTGTTTAAGTGATAGTGAAGATTTTAATGAACTTATAAATAATATAAAGAATTATGGTTTTTGAAATTTCATCAAAAGACACATCAAAGGAATGGCTGTATCCAATGTTTACTATTGAAGTTGTAACAGATTTTGAGGATAAAATATATTATCACCACGATATACATGTTACTACTTCTTCAACAGGTATCATTCATTTCTTGCAGAATAAAAAAGATGATGCAAATTTTGATTATAAAGAATTTGCAAAATATTGTCTTAGTATTGAAATGATTAGGGGGAGTGTTAATAAAGACTTTTTTGATATTAAAGGCACTCGAACAAAACATGAAGCAATAGGAAAAGAAATAAATGATATAGTTCAGATATTTGTAGAGAAATATAATTTGATTCTAAAACAATAAGGAGATTATGATATATTATATAAAATATAACACCAACGATGAGAAATATACTATGTTTGACATAGAATATTATCTTAAAGAATTTAACAAAGAAAAGAAAGAATGGTTATCTGAAATACATTGTTCTATTGTTCCTAATGGTTACACCAATTTCGTAGCAGATAATTTAAGGGAAGCAGTTTTTGATTCTTTAAAGCTGAAAGAATTTATACAAGATGTCAATAAAATAGATAATCTACGTGGTTTCCTATATGAACGGCATAATAATATTCCACGTTTATATTCGGAAGCTAAAAAATTCCATAATGAATTTGGTGATAAACTTAAAAAAATATTTACTAAATTTGTTGAAAAATATAATCTATCATTAGAAGTAGATTAAAATACTATAGTTAATTCACTTTATGAAAATTCTTGTGAATTAACTTTTTTTATTATATAAAATTTGATTATACGATATATTTTTTATAACTTTGTAGCATATAATTTAAAATAAGAAAATTATGAATTATACGGAACAAAAAGAGAAAATTATAAAGAAACAACTTTTCGATATTATTAAAAATGGAATGTTTGCCAGTAATTTGGACTATTATAAAGATATTCAAAACAAAAGCACAGATAGGTAATTTTATATAATAAATAATATGTTTGATATAAATGAAGTTGTTGATTATTTGAATCAAAATTATAATCAACAAAGAGAGGAAGAAATTCCTGATATTGATGTGTATGATAAGGAGACAATCATTGCTTTCTGGGGATGTGGTGCTTTTGTTCTTCATCAAGATATAATTACTGATATCTATGAAGATGACGGACATTGGTTTGCTGATACAGGTTATTCTAACCATTATAACAAAGATTGGATTGATTCGAAAATAGCAGCATATAATCATTTGAAAGATTATCTCAAAGAACATGGCTATCCAGAATATTCTGTTGTACATGTTGATGAATTTGGTGAAAAAGAATATTGGAAACAAGATGTATGCGGTTACTCTTTAATAGATAAAAAAGAAAAGCTTTTTCAAAAATATACATCATTACCATTTTTTGATATAGAGCTGAAAGAGTGTGGTGTTAAATTCAGAACAAATGCGGTAAGATTTAAAAGAGAAGAAGAAATAAATGTGATGGATTATACAATTGTGAGTGTTATAGGTTTAACATCATATAAAGAGAAAATCTTAAACAAAAATAAATACACTATAAGTATACATCCTGATGGTGACGAATATACACATGTTTTCAAAGATTGTGAAATGCTAATTATAGAAAATTATAACGAAGAATATTCATGTTATAATTTTAAGATACCTTATATACATATATAGAAACTTTTGATTAATATAGTTTATGAAAATAAAGAATGAAGCGGAACTGTTAAAAGAGTTTTGTGAAAAAGATGAGTTACGCCCATTGTTGGAAGCGCCATTTTACAATACGAAGTATAATAAAGTGTGGTGTACAAATGGGCATGTCCTCATAGAGATTAACCCTAAAGTTCTTACAAGAAAATACCCTAAGGATGAACTCCGATTTCCTAAATTAGAATGTCCATGTAAAAAGAAAATTACCATCGAAGCGATAATCAAGGCGTTAGATGAATGCCCGAAAGTTGACGAGGAAATCGTTGTGAGTGAAGAGGTAAAATGCAAGGAATGTGAAGGGTACGGAGAAGTAACTTGGGAGTATACCGACAACAACTTGCACACACACGAACTCGAAGCAGAATGTCCAATATGTTACGGCAAAGGATATATTATCCCTGAAAAGACAAAGAAGACTGGTCTGAAGGTTCCTAAAGATTACGCTATTATATCCATTGGTAATGCTTCTTTCTTCGCACGTAACGTTAATAAGCTAAAATTTGCGATGGACTTTCTTAACATTACGTCTGCATCATTAACGCACAATTCCGATATAAGTGCTAACAAGTTCATTCTAAATGAAGATGTATGTATCTTTATTACTCCCATGTATACTTTAGAAGAAAACCCACAAGATGCAGTAGTAGAATTAACTGATTAGCGTATGGAGATTATAAGCGAAACAACATTAACAGCACGAAAAGAGCACCGTTGCGACTTGTGCAATCGCATAATTCACAAAGGGCAAAAGTACCGAAGGCAGTTTATCCGAGACTATAGCGGTGAAGTATGGTCTTTCAAAGGGCATGAAGAGTGCTGTGAGCTGACATCAATTATTGATTTCAGCGACTACTACGAAGGAGTCGATAACTACGCTTTTGAGGAAGCAATCACAAATTATGTTCAAGAATATCATAACGATGCAGAAGACGCTCTTAATATTGTTTTTCAGAATCGAAAGTATTACGACTTAGTGAAGATGATATTGGCTGAGCTGAAAGAGAAATGTATTAAACATATTAAATTAATTGGTTAAAACAGACAAACTATGGAAATAATATATAAATGTGGTGATTCTATCACTATTCCAGATGGCTGTAAAGTATCTATTAAGTACGGATGTGTCGTTTTTGAGAAAGAACAGAGTTTCAAAGACGGAGATATACTTGTTAGTGTAGAAAAGAATTTTAGACGAAATGCTTTTATTTACAAAAACACCGATGATGAAGGTTTTCATTCTTACTATATCGGATTAGATGCCTGTGGTCAGCTTTCTTCCTGCGAAAAGCCTACTAATAGATGGGGCAATGATGAATTATCCTACGCTACCGAAGAAGAAAAACAACTACTCTTTGATAAGATGAAAAAACGCAATTTAAGATGGAACGCAGAGAAGAAACAAGTAGAGAATATAAGATGGAGAGCCGATATTGGTGAATATTACTACTTTATAGCAACCACTGGCTTAATCTGCAAAGCAGAAAGTAAAAAAGAAGAATTGTATACAGATAATTACAGATACTCGTTTTTTAATCAGTTCCGCACTGAAAAGCAAGCGCAAGAAGCAGCAAAGCGAGTGAAAGAAACACTGAAAAACTATCACAATGAAATTGGAGAATAAAATACCTAAGCACTGTACACATCCTATCTATCATTGTAGTGATGGTATAGATACAGTAAATTGTTGGAAATATTTGAATGCACAATTCAAAGAATGCCCTTATAGTAAATGTGAATTTTTTAAAGAAAAATAAATAATATGGAAGTAGAATTAACTATAAAGAATAAATATGATGTACATTATTTAAAAGTAGATGCTGGTGTACTTTATTGGAATGACAGTGATGTCAATGGTGAAGAAGATATTGATTTCTATGAAACTAAGGGAGTTGGTATTCCAAAAATGCCTTGTGCTGTACAAGTCAAAGATAAACCTGAAAGCAACATATACTCGGACCATTATAGATGGCAACCTATTATTGATATAAATAATGGACAAATTATCAATTGGACTCAAGGAGTATCTGCTTTTGTTCATTACAAAGTTTGTGATGAAGGAGAATATACTTTACTTGATAAAGATAATAAAGAAATTGTTTCAGTACAAAGTTATGTTCCTTACGTTCTTTATCCAGAAGATGAAGCATATGGTGATTACATTATAATGTCGGTAGATGAAAATGGATTTATAAAAAACTGGCTTTGTGATAGTGCTGCAATCGAATATTTAGTACAGAACGCTTTTGATTAGTTATTATGAAGAAATTCATTTATAAGTTTAAAAGTTTTTATTTTTGTATCTTTGCAACAGAAATTATTATTTTATGATGACAGAACATAAATTCCATATAGGTTCTTCTTGTGACATGCAAGAATTAGAAGATAATTCTATAGAACTTGTTGTAACATCACCTCCATATCCAATGATTGAAATGTGGGATGATTTGTTTATTTCAGGTAATTCTGAAATAGAAACATCTCTTAAAGATAGTCCACTTGATGCGTTTGAATTAATGCACCAGCAGTTAGATTGTGTGTGGTCTGAATGTTACCGATTACTCAAAGATGGGTGCTATATGTGCATAAATATTGGTGATGCAACACGAACAATTAATGGTAATTTTGCATTGTATAATAATGCTGCAAGAATTATTAATAAATGTACTGAATTGGGATTTGTTACACTTCCTAATTTAATGTGGCTAAAACAAACTAATTCTCCCAATAAGTTTATGGGAAGTGGCATGTTGCCATGTGGTGCTTATGTAACTTTGGAACACGAGTGGATTTTAATTTTACGAAAAGGAGATAGAAGAAAGTTTTTAACTGATTCCGATAAAGATTTACGTTCAAGAAGTGCTTTCTTTTGGGAAGAAAGAAATAAATGGTTCACTAACATATGGAATATTCATGGGGATTCTCAGAAACTAAAAATATCTTGTGGAAGAGAACGAACAGCATCATTTCCTATGGAGACACCATATCGCTTAATTAATATGTTTTCTGTAATAGGAGATACAGTTCTTGACCCTTTTCTTGGTACTGGAACAACAATGAAAGCAGCCATGTTAACAGGAAGAAATTCTGTCGGATATGAGATAGATAAAACGTTTGAGAACGTAATTAAAAGCAATCTGAGGGACTTTGTTAAGACAGATTTAAATTCTATCATAGAGAATAGAATAGAGTCTCACAAGGCATTTATTAAAGTTAGGCAAGATGCTGGATTAAGCGTTAAACATCATAATTCAACTTATGACTTTGGTGTAGTTACCAAGCAAGAAACTAAAATTAATTTCGGAACCATATTAAATATAGTTGAAGATAATAGTAATAATTTATTTAGAGTAGATATATGTTACGTTTAAATTTTTCTAATTTAGAAACAGGAATTGAAGATGTTAAGCTATATTATGAAATTAGAAAATTAACAGGTCATAAATGTGGCTTCTTTGGTAATTCAGAAACCTCTTATACTGAAATTAAGACTTCAGATTTAACAAATGATTTATCAGATATTTCTAAAATTCTTTATGAAGAATTAAATTCCAATACTTTTCGAGTCAGTTGTAAATCTATAGATTTCAGCATTGACTATAGGGATGCAGTGGATATAAATGAAAAGATTAATAAGCGTGACAAAAAATGCAACGTTATTAAAATATCATCGACGCAAAATGATAAAGTACTATACTTTTACAATTGTTTGTTTAGAGAAATGTTAGATGAATTTCATTCACGTTTCTTTAAATATAAATTTTATTTTGATTTCTTTGATATAAAATAAATAGATAAATATGATTTTTACAAAATTAGAAAATGTAACATCATTTGGAAGTATGAATTATATTCCAGATTTTGATAAGATTTTTCCCGAACTTAAAGACCTATCACGTGATGAGCTATATAGAAGATTTTCTCAATCTAACATAAAGTTTTTCATGGTTCACAAGAAGAAAGTTCCTGCCCTTTTGAGATTAACTATGCCATTGGCTATAATCCTAATATTAATAATGTTTATTATGATGCCAATTAATTATTTTGTTACTGGTAGCTTTCAATATGATACTGATAAATATATCAAAATATGGAACTGGTTTGAAGATTGTTAACTGTTCTTTAGTTACTAATAAATTTTAATAATAACTTGATAAAGCCGTAGACTTTGTTATATTTTAATTAGATAGTATAAAATCATGAGTGTACAGGAAGACCGCAAGACATTCTATGATGACTTATGCAAGGATATAAGTTCTCACTTGTTGTCACACAAAGACATAGATAACGCTATGTCGGAGTGGGACGACTCTTCTTGTACAATGACTGTCAGTTCATGGTTCTCGACAAAACAAGTCACAACACACAATAAGAACTCACAAAACAATTACAAACAAACGTTCTTATCAGCTCGTACAGGAATCGTGACCTCTGGCACTATCGTGACTAAGGCAAGACGAATAAGGATTTATCCAACACAGCAGCAGAAACAACTCTTTAAGCAGTGGATAGGTGTTGGACGCAAGGTGTACAACACCTGCATAAACCACTTTAACGAGAAGGATATTGAATTTAAAGGGTGGATGAATATGAGTACGTTAGTGCTACATTCGCTCACTGAAGATTACATAAAATCCGTACCATATCAGATTAAAAGCAAAGCAGTAAAGGACGCTTACACAGCACGGCGAACTAACTGCAAGAAGAAGTCTGGCAAGCCATTTAAGTTGCGTTACAAGAGTCGTAAGAACCCTGTACAAAGTTGTTACATTCCAAAATCTGCTGTGTCAGAGAGTGGAATTTATCACACAATCAGTGGAAAATTAAAGTTCTCTGAAAGAGTGTTCTTAAAGAATGATATTTGTGACTGTCGTCTCATAAATGACCACGGAAGGTGGTATCTTTCCGTACCCCAGAAGATAACAACCATACCAACCGAAAACCAAGGTGGTATTGTTGCTTTAGACCCTGGGGTTAGAAATTTCCTTACCTACTTCAGTGAAGATGGACGATTTGGATGGGTCGGTATACACGCCTTTGACAGAATATTGAAGCTTAACTTAAAGCGTGATAAACTGCTTAGCAGATTAGCACTCACAAAGGATAAAAAAGAAAAATGCAAGCTAAAGCGCACGTTAAACAGGACATATCATAGAATACAAGACTTGGTAGATGAGTTGCACTGGCAGTGCATTAATTATCTTGTACATAACTTTTCTGTCATTATATTTCCTCCTTTCGAGGTGAAAGGTATGACAAAGAAGGGACGGAAATTACGCAAGAGTGTTGTACGCTCTATGCTGTCCTTAAGATTTTTTGAATTTAAGGAAAGATTGAAGCAGAAGTGCAAGGAGTGTGGCATGCTGTATGTAGAACAAAATGAATCGTACACAAGCAAAACCAATAGCTTCACTGGTGAGGTAATGACTAACTTAGGTGGAAAAGAATGGTTTGTGTATGATGGAATTAAGGTCCACAGGGACCTTAATGGTGCCCGTAATATCTTAATACGGGCGATGAGAGATAGCTCCGCTACAGACTGAGATGTCTGTGGATGATTAGTAACAAAACTGACGTTTTTGTTAGAATTTGTTAACGAACAACTATCGCTATAGGATTAAAAGTTTAAATAGTTCATGAAATATCAGGGTTCTAAAAATCGGACAGCAAGTGAGATTATACCACTTATGACAAGTCACCTCAAGAAGGAAGATTATTTTGTCGACCTGTTTTGTGGTGGATGTAATTTAATTGATAAAGTTCCTCGTGACTTTATTAGATTATCAAATGATAATAATGATTTTTTAGTAGAAATGTGGAAAGCACTCCAAAATGGTTGGATTGGAGAAACTACTATTGAAAGAGAACTTTATAATAAAGCACGTGATGCTTATAATAAACGTGATTATTCAACATTCACCAAAGCTGAATTAGGCTGGATTGGTCACATGGCAAGTTTTAATGGACGTTTCTTTGCTGGTGGCTATAGTGGGCACAATGTACAAGGAAGTAAGGGAAAACCACGAGATTATATATCTGAATCAATTAGAAATGTAATGAATCAATTACCAACAATTAAAGATGTAGTTTTCTCTTGTGAGAGTTATGATAACTTCATTCTCCCTCCAGCTGATAAATGTGTCGTATATTGCGATATTCCATACAAAGGAGTGAAACAGTACAGTACATCAAAAACATTCGATTATGAGGCATTCTATCAATGGTGTAGGGAACGTAGTAAAGATGGTTATAAAATATTTGTTTCTGAATACAATATGCCAGATGATTTTGAATGTATATGGAAGAAGCCTGTATCATGTTCTTTAAATCAAACAATCACAAAGAAACCAATAGAAAAATTATTTACAATATAAAAATATATAGTTATGACAAAATTTTCAAGACCAGATGAATTAATTAAAATTTCTGAAAATAGTAAGAAAAATGCAGAGAAAATTGAAAAGATTAACGATATGTTAATAGAAGCTGCAAGTAATGGTAAACGAGAAATTTTTATTTATGAAAAAGAGTTATGGAATGATGAAATTCTTTCTGAATTATCTCAAAATGGCTTTACAATTACTGAAGAAAAGGAAGGTTTTATCGAAGACCCATGCCTCCATATTTCTTGGTAAGTAATATTAGTGGAATATGTTTATTGTATTCCACTTTTATTTTTTTAACTATTTTTATTTTGTCGCATGGAATAGTTTTATTATCTTTGCAGTGTAATTAATAAGAGAATATATGGATATAACGAAAATACCTTACAACTATAAATCATTTTTGAATGAAACAGAAAGTAAGACATTATTTTACAATAAAATCGAAACTAAAATTACAAATATTTCTTCTTATACAACGATTTTAGGAACTGGTAGTTTAGCTACAATCCATAATACTGGAGATGTCGTTGATACGTATTGTCATGGTATTAATACAAATGTCATCAATAGTGGTAAACATTGTAAAATATCGTTGATGAAGAGAGGTGGATACGTTGAAAACTATGGCAACAATTGTTCTATTATTGTTCATGCTGATTCTCCAACTATAATAAACCATGGTAATGATTGTAAAATCCATACTTTAGGAAATGGAAGTCAAGTTAGATGTGATGGTGAAAAATGTACTGTTTATGCACATGGCTTTGGTGATATTGTTATAGCTTCTCTTGGTACCATCGTTAACATTTCTGACGTAAGATATAATAAAGAAAACAATACATTTGAAACTGAACGAGAATTAATGTATGTTGTTGATGGTAAAACGTATAAACCCGACACATATTATACAGTTAAAGATGGTTTAGTTCAAGAAACTGATGTGAGAGATAAATTTTAAAAAATAAAAAAGATGAGAAATAAAGTTTTATTTTTTGAATATTTTGTAGATGCATTAATACGTAAAAATAATAATAAAACCGATACGCTTACTCCACATAAGATAATCAGATTATTATTTTTAACAGTTGGTTTGTATTCTACAGATGAGAATAAACAACTAACAGAAATTTTCAATAAGTTTGTAGCAAAACCATTCGGTCCAGTAGAAAAAGATGTTTGTGAATTTATTACAGCAGATATCCTATCAAAATACACAATTAATAAATCTGGTTGTTATATAAAGAACGATAGTATTAGTATTAATTTAGATAATGATAGTAAAAAAGTGGTCGATGATGCAGTGAATTTATTACTTGAAAAAAATCCAAACATCCTAGATTATCAACCTACTAAATTGGTAGATATTGTTCAGAAATGGTCTTGTTGGAAACTTTGTTATGACATTGCTTTAACAAATGGTAATTTTAATATAATAATTCCATCAAGAATGATAAGAAATAGCATTAAATATTATAAATAAAATATATATTAATTATGAGAAAATATAGTAAACCAATAATTGAAATGATAGAAACACATACTACTTTATTAAGTGGTAGTGGAGGAGGGTCCCCAAGTGGAGGCGCAGGTGGTTTTGATAATGGCGGTTCAGGTCAGACTGGTGGGTATGTAGTAACCAAGAACGACCCGAATCATGGCGGAGAAGATGAATTGTAGAATTTAAAAAGACGAGCTAATGATTTTGTTTCACAGCTCGTCTTTATGTTTTTACTATTGTAATGGCAAAATGTTAAATGCCCAGTGATTACTATCTTTTTTGACTTTATAAGTCTCAACAAGAGTTGAGTCAACATATAAATTTAAATTTGATTTATTTTTTACGTTATCAAAAGGTAAAATATCACTCATATTTTTCGTACCTATTATTTTAATTTCTCTAAGTTTTTCACATTCATAAAACCACTCATCTTTTAATACTGTTTCTATTGAAGAAGGAAATGTTACTGATTCTAAATTAGGGCACATTTTAACAGCTGCGCTACCAAGTTTTGTAACTCCTTCAGGAATAATTAATTCTTTTAATCCACTGTTATTAAACACATACCAGCCGATTTCTTTTAATGTATTTGGTAATGAAATATATTCCAAAGATGTACATTGTTCAAAAAAAGATATTTCTAATTTTGTTATTGTATTAGGTAAAGTGACACTACTAAGTGATGTACAATCCATAAAGACAGACGAGCCTATTGACGTAACACTATCAGGAATAATAACGGATGTTAGGTGTGAAGCACCCATAAAGGCATTTTCTTCAATACTTGTACATCTATTAGTGATTATAGCACTTACAACATCTTCTTGGTAAGGTTGTATAACCTCTGCCATTAAACTATTTTCACCTGTTATATATACATTAGAATTATCTTTCAATGTTAACATACATAACGCATTTGATGGCACGTTAGGTAGTACATTAGATGATATATTATATCTAGGTTCTACCCCCCCCCCCCCCCCTTCTTCCTTTACTCTCAGAAACATAAGGACTTACGTATTCTTCACTTAATTCGTAAGCGCTTCTTTGTTCATTATTATCAAAGAATTTTAAAAATTTTACCATATATATTTTATTATTTAGATTTTATTTGTTTATGTTAATGGTTTTACTTCAAATGTTTTTCCAATTGAATCTCTATATGTTTTGTATGTTTCAACGAGTGAAGCATCCACATATAGATTAACCAAATTATTAGTTAATTCAGATGGTAATAAATTTGATATATCTTTCTTACCAATAATTTTTAATTCATGTATATTATCGTCACTAAAAAAAGCAGTTCCACCAATATAGGTGATAGAGTCTGTTAATGTTACACTTGTTAGACCTGTACAACTGTCAAATGTGGTTTCTTCTATTCTTTTTATTGAAACAGGTATAGTTATTGATTGTAAATTTGGGCAATGAGTAAATGCACCGTTAGATATTGATGTAACACTATCAGGTATATTTATTGATTTGAGATTCTCAAAAAACATTACATATTTAATTTCAGTAATTTTGTCAGATAGCTGTATATTGGTAATATTATAAAATTCTATATTTGGAAAGTAATTAGGGAGCTTAGTTCCATCAAAACTATATGTTCTGTATATCTTTTTTACACTCGAATCAGCCATAGTTAATATTATGGTTGGAACTAAATTGTAAGAAATGTTTGACACCTCCCCACCATTTTGCTTAATAATAGAAACATAAGGTTCTAAATAATCATTACTAGTTTCATAGCTTTGTCTATCAGTAATGTTTGTGAAATACTTTAAAAATTTTGCCATTTGTTTATAGATTTTATTATAATATAAATATCTTTATTTAGCTAATTATTCATTTCAAAAATTTATTTGTATTTAACGTTAAATGTGATGCAAAAACAGGTAAATAACTTGGTCACGAACCAATAACGGATTTTTAATATATTTTTTATATTGATTTTTTGATATATTATATTTTTTCTGTATCTTTGCATAGAATTAAAAATTGTTCATGAAGAAGAAATATGTTTCAAAGAATATTTATTGTATGGCTGAAGCTATGAAATTGAAAGATGTACCTGATGGTGTACTTCCATTCAACATTGATTGTGATGAAGAAATGGATGGATATTTGGTAACAAATCATTATGGTGAAGTTACTTGGACCCCAAAATCATTTTTTGAAGAAAACTTTACATTAGCAGATTCATTCATTGATAGAATGCAGTTAGAATTGAATGAATTGGATAAACGTATTGGTAAACTTGAAAAGTTCATTGAATCCGATTCGTTTATGTCTTTAGAAGTAACTGATAGAAACCTATTGAACGAACAGCTTCAAGCCATGCATAACTATTTAGGTGCTTTGAGTTGCCGAATGGAAAGAGTGACATATAATTAGTCACAAACATAGTTTAACTATATAACTTGATAGATATATTTCTGTCAAGTTATTTTTTTGTTTTTAATGTCAAATTAGATATTTATTTTTATATATTAATATTAAAATGATGAGAAAAATTATTATATGTGAAAACCAGTTTGCAAGTTTATTTAAAAGAAGTCGTTTAATTACCGAGAATCGTGCTTCAAAGAACCAATCTTTGGCAAGACGTATGGTCAAACAATTAGCACCAAACTTGGATGATAAAGATGTTACCATGAAAGTCCTACATGACATTCCAAATGTACGTAAGGCAGACTTCCATTTATTCCCTGCAGCTGTAAGAATGGTAATAGAAGAAGGAAATGCGTTAGATGGGAATTTAATACAGAAGTTAAACAAGTTTATTGGTATTGCTGCACCAAAAGCAAAAGAGTTAGGACTTGACCAAAATGCAAACGGAATGTCAATGGACGAGTTTTTTAATAAGTTTAGTCAAGACGTTGAACAAGATGATAAACTAAATAAACAAGCAGCTACCAAGTATGATAATGGTGATAGCACTTTTGGGGGCTATGATATAGTTTTCATTCCAGACTTTAAAGCAGCAGAAAATTATGCAGAATACGTAGATTGGTGCGTGACTTACGATGAAGGGAATTATGACCAATATACCAATGGTGAAACAGGTTATTTTTATTTCTTTTTAAAGCATGGTTATCAAAATATAACAGAAGATGATGGAAATAAAGAAGAAGCACCTTTTGATAAATATGGTCTTTCAATGATTGCTGTATCATTCTATGAAGATGGAAGTGTAAATACAATTACAAGTCGATGGAACCATGAATTAGAAAATGGAAATTACGATGGCGACCACATTATGAGTGTAGAAGATTTATGTAAATTAGTACATGCTAATATATATCAAATATGTGTCGATAAACGTCCTAAAAACGAAGTACCATCATCATGGAAATTGATTAAAGAACTTCCTGATAATCAAAATCTATATTATGATAATGATAAAAAAGATTATCTTGTAACTGATAAAAATATACGTCGTGTTAAATATTTTGAAGGTAAAAAAGCAATAGTATACGAAGGATTTGGAAAGGAAAATTATGATGCATTAATTCTTACCAATGGAGAAGTTATTGGTGGTAAAGACCTTTTCATTGGAGAACATTTCTTCTTAGGTAATAAACTATATGTTAACTTAGACTTTAAAGTTTATGAAATGAATGAAGAAACTGGACAGTTAACAGAAAATCCAGATTTGAAAAGATTCTCTCTTAGAAATGGTTATATCATATTGGCTAATAAAGATGAAAAAATTAATATATTATATCCAGATTCTAAACAACTTTTTTCAAAAGAATGGTACGATAAACTTTATGATTTCAGAAACTTAAATGTTCTGCAAAAAGATAATTTTTATGCAATAATAGACATTCCTGAACATAAATTTGTCTCTGATTGGATGGAGCGTCAATTCTTTACAGGTTTCTTCTTTGTTTTCAAGACAAAACAGAATAATTTAGCCGTTTATAAATATGGTGACAATAAACCATTCGCAATTGTTGATGATGTTGTAAAAATAGATTTCATCACTATAGCTGTTAGAAAAGGAATGAACTATTATTCTTTATCACTACCAAATAGTAATGATGAAATTAGTGTGAATAAAATGACACGAGAAGAATTTGATTCTTATAAATAGCATAATTTTATGAATAAAAAGATAATTAAAATAAATGAAAGTCAGTTCTTGCGTAATTTTGCTAATGGACACTTGATTACCGAAAACCGTGCTTCCAAGAATCAATCCTTAGCACGTAAAATGGTACGTTCTATTAATCCAAATTTAAATGATAAACAATTTACTGAAAATCTACTACATAACATTCCAAATGTCAGAAAAGCAGATTTTCATTTGTAGCCAGCTGTAGCGAGATTTGTTCTTGAAATGGGAAATAAACTTGATGCAAACACAATATTAGAGCTGAATAAATATATAGGTATTATTGCACCTAAAGCTAAGGAATTAGGTCTTGACCAAAATGCAAACGGAATGTCAATGAATGACTTCTTTAGTCAGTTCAAAGGTAATGTATCACAGAGCGAAACTGATGACCGTGAAGCCAGTGCACAATATGGAGATAATAATGATGGTAAATACAATGGCTACGAAATAGTACCAATACCAACTTTCGATAACGCAAATGAATATAGCCGTTATACTGATTGGTGTGTAACACAAGGTGAAGAATATTTCTTAAAGTACACTAACGATGGTTCAGGTATTTTTTACTTCTTACTAAAGAATGGTTTTGAAAACGTGCAAAGAAAACAAGGGGCTAACTGTCCATTGGACGAATATGGTCTTTCAATGATAGCTGTTTCATTTAGACATGATGGCTCTGTGAATACAGTAACATGTAGATGGAACCATGATAACGGTGGTAATGACTCCATAATGACTCCAGCACAACTTTCTAAATTAATAGGAACCGATATATATAGTATATTTAATCCAAGATGAAGATGGAATGTATGTTATCTCTGAAAAATTTGGACTATTAACCAATCTTCCAATAGAAGACACCTTCTATGTTACACCAGCGAAAGGAGTACCAGATAAATGCGTATACTTGATTATGTGCCAAACACATGGAATTGCACTAATTCAAAATAAAGTATTTTTCTCTCAAGTTTCATTAAATGATTTCAAAAAACTCAATGAACTTACAACCATTACACCAATGGATATTAGAGAAATCTTTACTTAAAAAGAATGATATGATGTGATATTTTAGGGAATAAACATACGTATCAATACACGGCCGCCATTAAGTGTTATTATCTTAAATGTTAATTATTTACAAATTGTAACTATCTGATAATCAGTATATTATAATATACATATATAAATACAAAAATATATAAAATTGAGGCGTATTCACGAAGCGTGCTATTTAAAAAATATTTTTTATAAATTAAAGAGAGAAGTGATGAATAATGTCACTTCTCTTTTTTTGTTTTTTAACTATTATTATTTGGAAGTTAATGTATTTTTTGCTATCTTTGCACCAAATAAAATTATACATTATATGGACTATCGTACAGATATTAATAATTTTTCTTATGGTGTAACAATGAATGGTCGTAATGATATTAAAATAATTAGTTTTAATATCAACCTTTCTGACGTTAGTGAAGAGTATGGTAACGTCGTTATGCGTGTGGATTCATTTTCAAAAGATGATGAAATGTCATCAATAAAAGAATTAATTATTGATGATTTGTCTCTATATAACTGGATTGAAAGAGAAGATAAATTCCCTCTTTTGCTCGACAGTATTGCTAACTTTTATATTTGTAATCAATCTAAAATTAATCTCGAAGAATTATCAGATTTATTACATTTTGCTGTCAATATATTCTTTGATTGGGACATATCTTGTAATTCGTTTAGTGAATATTTGTTTCTTTTCCGAAAGTTTACTCTGTTATCTATTCCTTGCACGGAAATGCAACTTGCCTTATATGATGAAATGATAAACTATTTTAAAGAAAGGAGATTATAATAATATAAATTTTTTCTTATGGAACACAAGTCAAAACAAAATAGACATATTAAACAACTCTCGTATTCTGTTGATAAATGTAAATGGAAATATTGTTATGGAGATGTTCTCCAAGTATCTTGTATTTACGAGCCAATTGATGAAAATTATGGGTTGGTAGTTTTACGAATTACAACAACATCTGAAGATGATACAATAGATAAAGAAGTTTATACATATACTTTATGGGAATATACTACTGAACAATGGATAGAGGAGGAAGATAAAATAAATTTTCTATTACAAAAATTCAACGACTATATTTTACGACATCCAGTTGGTATGAAATCAATCTATGCATTGGATTTATTTAAAAAAATACCTTCTATTATTTCCGAAGAGAACTTTGATGAAAAGAGTGTTAATGAAAAATATATAAGAAATATTCTGTCACAGATAAAATTAATATATCAAAACTTATGAAAGAAAAAGAAATAAACTATCCAACAAATATTCAAGTATTTGAGAATGGATTAATATTGGGTGATTTATGTCTTACGCAAATGAACTGTATTTTAAAAAGTTCAAGTAGACGTATAGAACTTGACTTCAAATATCATTATAAAGATGAGGACTACATATGGACTAATAATTGTTTGTATATTTTAGATGAAGAAAGCGAAGATACTTTTGAAGTTATTTTACCGCTCTTCTACGATATTGTTAAAGAAGCTGAAAATATATGCATAACAAAAGCAATTGTACTTAAAGGTATGGATATGGATGTGGACATTGCTTTAAGCACAATTAAGGAAACTTTTGAACTGTGTTTCCATAGAACAATTGCACACTTGGAAAAAATAAAGAATGCAGAAGATAAATTTGAAAAAATAGATAGTGCATCTACAGTACTCGATGTTATTAACGAAGAGAATAAAGTAGAATTTGAAGATTTTTCAATCATACATTTAGAATGTCTGTTTGATGTATTAGATAACTGTTTATTAGTTAACTACAGATACAAATATACGGGGGAAGATTCTGATGATTTTACATATTCAAATACAATTAGACTTCTTAAAGATAATAATGTTGAAGATATTATAGATTATTATCCAATATTTAAATTAGCGGTATTTGCAGGTCTAAATAATGCTAAACATGAATATCAAGATGCCCAGCAATATTATTGTGAAAAAGATGCGATAAAAGAAGAACTTAATAAAAGCTTCTTGATTACGTATGCGCACATTCAAGTTTTTAAAGAATTAAACAAATGATAAATAATATGGTTGGAAAAATTGAAAAATATCCCATCAATGCATGGCTGTTTCAAGATGGATTAAATCTTGGAGATATGTATATCAATAAGATGATGTGTTTCTTGAATTTAGAAAAAAAGTGTATTGAAATTGGCTATACATGGGTCACTGACGAATATACACAAGAAGATTTAGGGGAAATTGAAGAATTTAAAGTTTTTAAAAATCAATCTGAATTGTCTTATTTCTATCTTCTCCCAATTTTTGTAAACATTGCCAAACAGGTTGAAAAGAATATTATCGAATCATCTCCTTCTTTCAAACGAGATGAAATAAAATTTTTCAAACATTTCATTAAAAAAGAATTTGAATCTGCTTTCTTTAAAGAATATGCACATATTTTGGAAGCAGATATTAACAATACCACTGAATGAATATATTGATATATATTTTCAAAGAAATACATGTCTTGTAACTGATACACTACATTATCTTCTTACAGGTTTGAAAAAGTATTATCACTAATTAATCGTTAAAATGTATAGATTTATCGAGTCTATCCATTATTTATTTACAATACTATTATATGCGCCTAACTTAATTAAATAACTTAAAACCCTAATGAAACATATAATTAATATAAGAACGAGTGATGAATTTAATGATATTAAATCTTCTATCAATAAGCCAAATGTTATCTTAATTAAAGAAGATAATAATAAACTCATTTATAATTTTATAGAGAAACTTAAAGATGTGTATAATTTGGTAACAGTACACGGAGATAGTAATGATATATTCATTTCAACAGATGATATACATTGCGACAAAAATCTCTCTCAAGTTATGAATAAAACTATTAAAATCAATAGATATGGATTTCCAGAAAAATGGCAATTTAAAGATTACAATACTTCTTTAACAGCTCTCGATAGATACACTTTAGAGTCGCTTATAGCCACTTATAATACAAATCTGATAGATAAGTTGTCTTTGAGTTTTAATGGGCTTAGACGCAAAGAAAATAAGAGTATAAGAGATTATGTGGGACAAATCACAACATTTGTTGATGCAAGTGGAAATATATTTGTTATTCAATATAATAAAGAAGAAAATAAACTAACGGTAAATGACTTTGAAATCTATAAAAATAACTACGTTCCAGATTACCAAATAAAACTTATGATAAACATATCAGATATGTTATAAATAAAATATTTATAATAAACAATTAAATCTAATGAAACACATTAAACTTTTTAAAACACAAACAGAATTTGATAAGTCGAATACGTTCTTATCAATTCCTAATGTTTCTCTTATATCAGATACAGATAAACTTATATATAACTTTGAGAAAACCATAGCCATAGGAGGTGGAGGTAATTTTAGTTTCGGTGGTCAATGTTATTGCTCTATAGATGATTTATGGATAGATGAACCAGTATCAAACTTGTATGGTAGACAGTTTAAGACAAATCAATCATTCATTTCAAATAAAAAAGTTAATATTAATATTGACATAGCTGATATCTTATCTATTCTTAATAGAGATAATACTGAGCAAAAACTTTTGTTATTTAACAAACCATTATCATCAAGCGAAAACGAATACGTTTTAGAGAATAATACATTGACCGTATCTGATATGTTAGGAGTAGTAACAAAGATAGAGTTTAATGGTCTTAAAAGAAAAGATAATGGACAAAGAGACTTTGTTGGACAAATGACATCATATATTGATAATAATGGAAGACCATTTATTATTGAAAATAAAACTGTAGATACAGTTGATGTATATAAAGATAATATCACTCATTTTGTAACGAAAGATTTCTCTGAATATGAAAACATTTATTTGCCCGATAATAAAATTAAATTGTTCTTATATAATAATGACCACTTATAATAATCATTTATAATAAACTTTAAATATATTAATAATATGAAACACTTAATGATACTCAATACTTTACCTTTCTTACCAACTTATAATGAGAATCATATAGTCAAGTGGGAGGGGGGGGCTGAAGACTCAAATCTCCCCTTTGTAATATTGACAAGAGATAATAATAAACTGACTTATACACCCGATAAAATATATCATTTTAAAAATGGTAATTTTATATTAGAAAGGTTTGAATCATTTATATCTGTTGAGGATGTTCCTTATAACACTTTAAAAATGGAAGATACTATATGCTTTGAAACATTTGGCTATTTATACTTTCCAAAATATTATACCAATAGTCAAAGTTTATGTGCTTTCCCATTCAATAATTTTGCTGTATTTAATAATGGACAATATTCTTTCACTATTAAATCAGATTCAATAGATGTAAAGTTAAAGAGAAACGACAATTTAATCACTACACTCACATTAACTGGTCTTAAAAGGAAAGATAGTGATACAAGGGACTTCGTAGGAGAGATAGCATCATATCAAGATAATTTAATAAAAGTAGATAGAACTAATTCTGATAATCCAACGGTTCAATTTTTATATTTTAATAATAGTCAATACAAAGACAACTACGAAAGAGAAGAAAGAATGAAATTAGCTTTTAATCCTTTCGATATGTTGTAGAATAATAAATAAAATAAATAATAGCTATGAAATACATTAATATTTTTAATTCAATGACAGACTTTAACCAGGATAAACAAACTAATTTAAATCAACCACGTGTGGCACTTGTTAAAGAAAATGGGGGGGGGGTAGATAAACTCTTTTATATAAAGTTTAAAGTGTATACTTATTTAGAATCTACTCTAATTAATGGTTCTAAAGGAAACTACATTTCAGTCGAGGATATACCTGTAAAGACAATACCAGAAGATATACCTAATGATGAAACAATAAGAACATGGAATGGTTTCAAACTTACAGGAGTTTATCCAATTCATTCTTCTCCATTTGATAATTTTTATAACAATTTAACGGTTACGCCTGATTCACTTGATTTGATAGATAATGGTAAGTTAATTACCAAATTTACTTTAACAGGTCTAAAGAGAAAGAATAGTGATGAAAGAGATTTCGTAGGAGAGATTGCTTGTTACTTGGATAGTAGCAACGAACCCGTATTACTTAAAGTGGATAGAAGAAATTCTGACCATCCTACCGTAGAAGTGTTAACTAAAATTAGGAGAGGTTTTAATAACTATATGGATAACCATGAAGTAGAGAAGCGAACAAAAGGTATTGAAATATCGGTTGACCATTTGTAAATGAATTAAAGATATTAATCACATAAACTAATCTAATATACGAGAGAATGTGAAAGTAGAAATCATACTTTTCATGTTCTCTCTTTTTTTTTTATATTTATTAATATAAAATTTAATTATAGGCTTATGTTTAGACGTAAAATAATATTAACAGAAAATCAATTTTCAAATATATTTTTTAATGGTCAACTAATAACAGAGAACCGTGCTTCAAAGAATCAGTCATTAGCACGTAAGATGGCGCGTTCTATTAATCCATCTTTGAATGTTAAAGAGTTTACTGAAAACGTTTTACATGACATTCCAAATGTAAGAAAGGCAGATTTTCATCTCTATCCAGCTGTGGTAAGATTTGTATTAGAAAATGGTGATAAACTTGATAATGATACAATTCAAGACTTAAATAGATATATAGGTATCATAGCACCCAAAGCAAAGGAATTAGGACTTGACCAAAATGCGAATGGAATGAACTTACAAACCTTCTTTAATCAGTTTAAAAACGATGTTTCTAATACTGAAAAAGATGACCGTGAAAATAGTGCACAATATGGAAATAATAACGGCAAGAATAATGGATATAAGATAGTTCCGATACCAACATTTGAAAAAGCAAATGAATATAGTAAATATACAACTTGGTGTGTAACACAAAAAAGAGATGCTTTTAGCCTTTATACGAATAGTGGAGAAGGTATGTTCTATTTCTTATTGAAAGACGGTTTTGAAAATGTACCAAAGAGACAAGGCTCTAACTGTCCATTGGATGAATACGGTTTATCAATGATTGCAGTATCATTTAGACAAGATGGCTCAGTAAATACAGTAACATGTAGATGGAATCATGATAAAGGTGGAAATGATAATATAATGTCACCATCAGAACTTTCTCAAGTAATTGGTCAAGATATTTATTCTATTTTTAATCCAGAAGACCTATCTAAAGGACTTGACTTAATTTGTAAAATTCCTTATCATTCAAAAGAATTATTCTTGTATAGAGATAATGACAAAAATGATTTATTCATTAGTAATTCTTTTTTAGATGATAAGACTTATTTTAAAGGAAAAAGCTATATAATATATAATGAAGATGATGGGTCAAATACAAAGCTACTAATTACTAAACAAGGTCAAGTAATAGGTAGTACAACTTCAATAAATAAAAAGATACATATAAAAGAATTTGATGATTTAGTAGTTATAAATTTCCCAGATACTTTAAAAGGTTCTGGTATATATTATCTCAACAATATGGAGAAAATAGAAAATTCTCCTACTTTTGGTAACTTTATGAAAATAGGTAATATATTAATGCTGAACCATTCTGCAAACGAAATATATCTTTTCAATTATAAAGCAAAAGAATTTATATTTGATGAACCAATAGAATATTGCACCCGTACTTATTATGATAAAAATAAATTGGTATGTCTAAAAAATAATTATATATCATATATCAATGCTGTACCAGGAGAGATAATAATGGCTTGGAATAAAATAACATTTAAAAATCAAAACATTATTCTATTGAAAACAAAAGAAAATGGTATATACGTATTTGATGGACATGCTTCCTCTTATTTAGATTCACCATTAAAAGAAATATATAAAATACAATCTAAAAACGATAAAGCAAATAATTACTCATTCCTATTCTCATTCACACAAGAAAATCTAATCTTTAATAAAAATGGTATGTGCGAAGATGCTTTAAATAGTACACAATTACAAGAATTGTTTAACGATGAAAATACTATCATAACTAAATTAACTTTGAAGCAATTATGTAATGAGATAATAGAATAATTGATGAAACAAAAATTCATTTCAATACATTATATATAACATATAAATTAAGAGAGAGAAAACAATATTAAAAAAATAATATATTTGTTTCTCTCTTTTTCTTTTTACATATATCACCAAACCATCTAATAATAAAACAAAAATCCTTGCTAACATAAAATATTATATGTATATTATAAGGTACTAAACGAAGGAAGAAAACTACTCGATGAAATAAAACAAATTGGAAAGAATAAATAACTTGGAATATACACTATAAATAAACGTAAATGTATATAATATAAATTCTTGCCTTCCAACTATAAAGAAAGAAAATAATCTAATATATAGCATTCTTAAATAAAGGATTTTTGAACAATATAGTATATAGAGAACGTTTTATAAATGATATAGAATTATGAATATGTAGAAATAAATTATATAAAATAAAAGATATCATAAGACATAACTATAAGATAATATTATATTAAAGCACAAACATAAAGGAAAACATATAAATGAAACTCTTGATTTATAGATAATAAAATACTATGAATAAGGAAAACATGATAATAACATATAAATAAACATATAGGTATATAATACAAACTCTCGCATTCCAACTATAAAAAAGATATACTATATAAAGAATAGATAGATTAAGATAGATAGAAAATACTATATAGAAGAAAAAAAACATATATAATGAAAAATTAATAACGTAAGAATATATAAAGAAAAGAAAGAAACAATATACTATATAATATATTTTTAACTGTATAGAGATAATATAAGACAATAAGATAGAAAAGAATTATATATAGACATAAAGAAATATTATTATATCTGAAATATAGAGTTAATAATATATAGATATGATATGAAAATATAATATTTCAGAAAATCATTATAAAATGAAAAAATAGATATACTGTATTATAAAATTATAGAAGTATAGAGATATAGGAATATGAATTTATTGTAATAATATATATGAGATTATATATGTGTCATTATATATAGGAAAGAAGTATAACCGAAAGGGAGAAATACAGCAGGTGGAATGTGAATGAGTGATAACTGTAAGGGAGTGCAACGGAAGGAGATAGTTTGTAGAGGAAGGGAGGAATAGGGAAGGATTGTGGATTGATTAATTATTTCAGGAAGTTATAGTGTAAGGGAGGACGTTCTGAGTGATAACCGAAGGGAGTGCAACGGAAAAGGAGGAAAATTGATGAAAACGTGAAGAAAGGACTGTTTGGTGTCCAATTTTACAAAAAAATAAAAATTTTATAAAAAATTTTAAAAAATTAAAAAATTGGGAATATAGTATTAATTAGTGTTTATGTTAATTATCTTATTTATCAATTTAGTTAATATATGTAAAATTATATGATTTTATTTGGTAGGTTAAATAAAATGTTGTATCTTTGCATTGTGATTACAAGAGTGCTTGTTCTCTAAGGTAATCACAACACATCTTGTCTGATGTCAATTGGATATGTCAATGTTTGTAACACTTTACTGAAAGGTAATCACAACGCTGAGTTTTAACTCAGTTTTATTATATATAAATAAATGGAAGCTAACAGCAAATTTTTGACACTTATTTTTTTGGTTACAATAGCTTCCTATTTTCATGCGGACAAGGTGTAATGGTGCACACTGTGTTATACCAATACAGAAGGGTGGTTCGAATCCATAGTCCAGCTCGGTTTGGTGCGTGAGAGGGTAGATGTCATGACCTTCGTTGAGATTGCTGCGGTCAGCATCCCCTCTCGCTTTTTAAAAGATGTTTCATAATTACTTAAAATAATAATTATATTAGTGATTACCTAATGTTAGTAACATTATTCCGAAAAGCAATTACAACAAAAGTAATCACATTAATTTGTTAGTTAATTTATTCTGTGCTTGCCTGAGATAGGTAGGCACTTTTCTTATTATGATGATATTTATTAACTAATACTATTAATATTATACCGAAAGGTAATTACAATATAAAGGATATGGAAAAGAATAATTATATGAAGCCATTATGCAGTATGGTAGAAGTTGGAAGTGAACTGCATTTATTGAGTGTAAGTAATGAGGGCGAATATCGTCCTGCAACTGACCCTTGTGGTAATATTCATAATGCCACATCTATTGATGAGTTAATTAGAGGCGGTAAGAAGAATGAGAATGGTAATTCTTGTGATAATACTTGTCCTGCTACATTTTCATTTAGTAAGTAACGTTAAAATCCCTCAATAGGTATAATATTATCTACTGAGGGATTATTGTATTATGTTAGTTGAAATTATTTTTGAGTAATTGTTTTGTCTCTTTGTCTATTGTGTTATGTCCTATATGCCATTTATTACATATCGGGCAGTAATATGATTTCATGCCTTGTGCTATTAGTTTAGGGTGTTGTTTAAGCCATTCTTCGGCATCGTCTTCTGTTTCGTAAGTGACTTTAGTTTTCCATCTATTTTTATCTGTTCGGGTCCAGTGACATTTATCTGGTTCAAACTTTTTAGGTGGTGTTTTTCTGTAGTACGTCTTTTTCATCCGCATTACTTGTTTTTGTTGAATTTATTAGTTTATAAAAAATAGGCAAGCGAATATGTTAAAATATTGCTTACCTATAAATATAGTGTTTATATAATCTTTATTATGCTTCTGGTTGATGATGTTTATTAATTGTATCGTTGTTTCTTAGAACTCTTCTAAGTTTAATATTGCTATTTAGTTTCTGATATATAAGCATGATTGTTATAATGAATAGAATGTATCGCACTAAGAAGAAATATATACTTTCTAATTGAAGTGATACGTTTAATAGAGTTACTAAATAACTTGTATGTAGAATAAACAATAAGAAATAAATAATATATTTTAGATGTCTATCTTCATTTGTTAAAGTACTATTATTTTCCTTTATTTCAATATTTCTATTGAGTAACACAATATTTTCCGATAGGATTAATATATCGTATGAAAATATTGCAATAAGAGTAAATGCAAAGCAAATAAAGAGTATTAATGGAAAAGAGTCTATTGTTGTAGAATAGGTATCCATTAAATTATTTATTAGTATTCCAATTGTTAGGAATAAAAATACTCCTATCATGATTTTACTAAAGATATATTTCATATAGGATTAATCTTTTAGGTCTAATATTGAGACATAAATAAATGTTAGCAATGTAATCACACCTATTTCAAAATTGGTATTTGCCCATAGTTTAGATAATACCATTGAAGCGAAAATACAAAACAAAAATTTAAAAATTATATATAATGTTTTTTTCATTTTTCTTTATTGTTTTTTATAGTTATCAATATGTTCTCTTATTTCAAAACTTGTCAGCATTACAAAGTATAAAATAAGAGTTTGATATGGGGTAAACTTAAACGATAATGTAAATAGTAATGTTATTAATGCTGCACATATACAATTAAGAATATAATGTTTCATAACTTTATTTTTTATTTAGTAGTTTATCTATTTTACTTTCAATACCCATTAGGAGTACTATTATCATAATTCCAATAGCAGCTATTAATGATTGAAATGAAGTTTGACATGCATAGTCAATTATAACACATATTAAAATGCCCAAAAGTATGCTTGTTACCACTGATAAGAATATTGCAAATTTCATAACTTTATTTTTTCGTTCAGAATATAATTTTTGTATCTAATAATGAATCCATTTACATTTACAAAGTATAACCATGGATAGAATGCATATAGTGTCCTGTACGGGCTTATTTCACTGATTATGTATATCAGTACCATTGCAGGTATTATAGAGGCTGAGAAGACAATTATTAGTATTCCTCATCTTCAACTTCGTTATTTATACAAATATCTTGATTCGTATGACCATAATCATTAAAAGTTGCTTCAATGATTGGTGGCATTATAAATGTAAACATTATCATAAAAATAACTGTTGTTGTCATGATATATAAAGCGCCATATACTTCATTTGTTCCGTTAAACCAATCCCATTTTCCAAATGCCAATGCGAATGTAATATATGGTAAAACATAAGCAGGAACAGATACCATTAAGAGAACTTTTGCTAATAATTTTAATAACTGCATAATTTTATTATTTGTTTATAAAAATAAAAAATAGGATACCGTTTTGTTAGTATCCTATTAATGGACTGTCAATGAGACTTTAGCTCATTGGCTTCGGGTTTCACTGAGGAATGGCTTTCCAAAAGGTCGGTTCTTACTTCCTCTCCACCCGTGTAATAGCCAGTCCCTGACGATGTAAGGTATATATAGTTTCATAATAATTTAACTTCAAATATTTTTTTAAACAAATAACATGTTCCAATTACTCCTATAAGAATAGAACAATTATCTGGCGAATCTAATTTAATAAAGAATGGATTCCAATATATATGTGCTTGTCCTACTATAAGTGTTATAATTATAATGAATATCATCCATATAATTGTAGGTATATAATTTTTCATTCGCTATAATATATTTGATGCTTTTTATTATTTCTATTATAATCGGATAATTGTTTATCAAATAGTTTCACGAGTTCTTTATGATACCATAATTCAGCATCGTCTTGTGCATCTTCTATTATATCATATTCACCAAGTTTTTCATTGTCT